CTACTTGTTGAACAAGTCCATAGCCGTTTTTTTGGCTTTATCAGCTATATCAATATAAGGCTTCATGCTCTTGTAATCGGAGTGTCCAGTCCACTTCATGACAACATTTGGAGCTATTCCAAGCATCAGCGCATTGCATATAAATGTACGCCTACCGCTGTGCGTTCCGACCATCTGCCATTTTTCTTTCGTTTCTTCTATTTTCTTTCCACCTATATAATATATATCCGTTAGCTTCTCGTTGATGCCGCATTGACGGCACACCTCCTTGATATATACGTTCATTTTCTGGTTGGAGATGACAGGGAGAGCCTTGTCTGTATCGTTGTCCGCATAATGCTGTAAGATTGTTCGTGAGTAGTTGTTCAACTCTATTGTTATCTTGTCGTTTGTCTTTTGCGTGGTTATGTGTATCGCATCATCGTATATGTCTGTCTTTCTAAGTGCGGCTGCATCGGAATAACGCAATGACGTGAAGCAGCAGAAACAGAATATATCGCGTGTGCGTGACAGATAGGGCTGCTCGAACGTATGATTATACACTTTCATCAGTTCCTCCCATGTAAGAAATACCACATTGCGGTTTGCACGTTTTAGATGCGTTTTCTGTGCAGTAAAGGAGATGTCTGTCAACAAACCCTTAGCCACAAGCCAGCGAAAAAACCACTTGGACATTGACAGCTTCTTCTTGGTCGTTTCGTTTTGGTGGCCGAGGTCTGTTTGGAATACTGCAAACCTGTCAAGTGTTTCGGGATTGATTCTTTCTATGCTCATATCGTCATCGAACATCTTCCATTCTTGCAGTAGCTTCCTGTGCTTGTAGATTACGCTCTTGCCCCAATGGCACAATTTGCCCTGTTCGTTGATATATTCCTCGTAAAGGTCAAAGAACCCCTCTTTTTGTGCAGTTTTATTTTCTCTCTTTAATTCCTTGTCAAGCGCAGCCTTGAAGTCCTCTATTGCAGGCGACTCCTTGAATGAGTTGGCAACAGATTGTATTGTCTCCTCATACCTCTGTATCTCCGCATTTATCTTAATTGCAGGAGTAAAGCTCTTTCCGTGAGTTGTATTGCGCTTGCACCGCTGCATAGTCATGTCCCATTTGCTCTTGTCCACACTAAACCCGAGAGAATAAGAGAACTTACGCTTATTATATGTAATGAACACGCGGAGGGAACCGCGCGCATCAACTGCAAAGGTGTATACGTATTTCATTTGTTTTAATTATGGCGAAATCGCCACTTTTAGACATTAACTTTCTATTTCTTTGGTGTCAGCATTTTCAACTGGAGACAATTTGTCACCAGTTGGTTTCCTTCTTCCCTTATTCGTTGCTTTAATTTATTCCAATATTTCCTTGATGTTTGATAATCGCTATCTGTCAGAACAGCGCAAACATCTACTATTGAAAAGTACCACTTTTCATCTTCCTCGTTCCAAACAGAACGTACTTTTTGCCCGTCAAAGAGCATTATTCCTTTATCTTCCATAACAGTCTTTTTGTTTATAATCCTTTTTATATCACTTCATCATGAATATCAATATATATATCCCTTAAACGTATGCTCATAAGCCTAATAATGGCATAAATATCAAACCTTATTTCCATATCTTCAAATGTGAATTTATCAGGCGAATTGTAGATAAATTGCTTGACTTCATCAAACGCTTCATCGCCAGTACTTTTAAGCAGTAGTTCTACTGACAATTGCTCTACGTCATACTTAGTTCTTGGTTTGCTCTCCTCTATCTGATGCAGTAAAGATGCCTGTAATTTGTTTAATGCTTTGTCCGCATGGCTTTCTATGAATAAGCGCTCTCCAGCAGGCGTCATTTTGAGAGGACTTGCCTTTTGTGCCAATTGCTCAATCATGGTAGCGTCCATTTTCATAATCCATTTCGATATATCAAGAAGAATGTTTTGACTTCTCATTAATGTACTCTTTATCTCTGCAATGTCAGTTTCATGCTTGATAAGTATTTCGCTCCTCGATGAGAAGATGTCTGCACGTTTAGAAATTCTTGTTATTTCCTCATCAATTTGCCTACACTTATTCTCTTGTTTGTTGAGTATTTCTGTATGTTTTACGCATGGTTTTGTGCCTATATCATGTTCTATGGAAGATATGCGCGTATTGCTTATTGCTATTTCGCGTTCTCTCTTAAACAAATACACCATGATACCGCCAACGCTTCCGACAACGGCAGCGGCAGTTCCTATCGCAGTTAATATTATTTCTATTGTATTCATGTGCAAATGTAGTAATTCTTAATCTCCCAGCCTTATAGAGTAAACTATCCTATACAGGCGAATAACCTTTGTCTTGGCTATATTCTGAGTCTCAAAGGAGCTATTTTCGTTGATTATCCTGCATTCGTAGTAATCTCCCCTATCATATATTCTTCGCAGGAGAAAACCAAAATCGTTGGTATCTATTATCATGGAAGCACCTTGTATGATGTCAGAGCCGCGCTCCGTATGGGAGAGTGCGAGCACGTCTCCCTCCTTAAATAGCGGTTTCATGGCATCTTGCCTTACCATATAATAGAAGTCAAAGTTATTATAAGGCGGAATAGCGGTCATGTTTTCAAGCTGCATTGCATGGCCGTCACTCTTTATTACCTTATATACGTCTGTATTTGGTTGCGAAGTAAGGAATTTGGGGACTATTGGTTTTGTGTGATGGTTGTCGTTTGTATTTGCTTGTGTGCTTGTTATTATCGTGTTGTTTCCTGTATTGCTGTTGCCTGCAATGTTATTATTACCTGTGATGTTTTGTGATGGCGTTTGGCGAAGCATCTCGCCCTCGCCTGTCAGCAACCATGACATATTGAGGTCTGGGAATGCGGATTGGAGTTGCAATTGGCGGGCCTTAGTTACTTTTTTAGCCTTTCGCACATAACCATTTGGCAGGTCAACAGCCATTTCAAACTGATTTATATTAGCATAGCCTTTATTTATAGCTAATTCTTTTAGCCTTTCGCTCATTGTGTTATTGGTTAATATATCATTACTTTTGCTATGTTGGGTTTTCATAATCGCGTTATATTGGTTAAATAATATTACCTCTGATAGAAATATTAGCTATTAGCTTGTTTGTGGTTAGCTATTCGCCTATCTTTGCACTCGTAACGAAACAAGTAACAACAAATGTACGCTACAAAGGTACTAACAAACTTGTTATGTTGCAAGTTGTATTTGACTTATTGAACAAACAAAGAGAAGAGAACTCTATAAAACGATGGCACATTAGGTAATGGCCGCAAGGTCAGGGCTTTGCAATAGTGCTGGGGTTCGATGCCCCGTGTGCCACTAATATTAACTAAAACCTCTAAGAACATGACAGATTTAGAGAAATATATCACCGAGTGTATTGAAAGAAATGAAGATTACCAATCCGATTATAGCGGCTGTGTCGAAGCTGAATACGGCAACATATACATAAGTTGCCACTTCAGTATTCAGAGCGAAGGCTACTACGAAGATGACTACTTCAACGGAACTGGTGCTTTCGTGGAGACGTATTACTACTTTTGTATCGATGATATAACCGCCTACGACGAAAACGATAACGAAATAAGCGTGGACATAGAAGCTATTGAGGACTATATCAATAAAGAACACTGACTTTATAAATCACACTAAAACAACGATTATGACCAAGGAACAAACCGAACAAATCAAAGAACTCGAGCTACGAGTGCTCGAGGACTACAAGGAAATGGAAGGCTTCTTTGCCGACGTGAACAGACTCACGATTGACGGCAAGCCTACGCAAGAGTCTGAATTAGCAAAAGACGCATTGGACAAATTGGAAGATGCCTATATTGCTATTCAGAAACTCAGAAGCACATTCGGTGACAACTACTATCTGAACCTGTCTGCCGAAGATAAAAAACAGATTAGGAAGAACAAGGCAAAAATGAAAGTTAAGGTGGCTCGTGGAGTTGCCAACCAAATTGCAAATCAGTTTGGTTGCTCTAAATCAAAGGTTTGTGCGGCACTGCACTTCCAAAGTAACAGCGCAATCTCCAAGGAAATTCGGGAAGCAGCATTGAAATACTACAACGGAAGAATAATAAGGGCTGAAAGCTTTTTGAAATAATCATAAGAGGGGCGTCATCGTGCAAAGCGTTGCATGAGAAATAAAGCTGCAATCTGTACACTGTTTGTTTTCCATACGCCCCTCTCATTCTGGTGATAGCAGGTTAAATGGATAGGCCGAATATCCTTGTCGGGCATTAGCGAGTTCGATTCTCGCCGCCAGAACAACAAAAAATAAATATTATGAAATGGTTATGCTTTTCGCTCATAGTAGTGCTTGACTTCATAGCCTGCACAATGATGAGCGTGTCCGCAGGACACAGTAGTTTTACAATTTACGACCTTATACCTTTTTGTGGTATTTCGCTCTTTTTAGCCACCGCTGTTATGGCGGTGTGCTTATATCAAACTGGAATGCTACCGAATACTATACAAAAACTAATAAAGAAATCTCTTGAAGATTGATGACATGATGGACAAAAAACAAACAGACAAAGTAAAAACAATAATGCGGAAAGCTTACGAAGTCTACAATGAGATAGACGCATTGATAGACGCGATTAAGGGCTATTCTGACTATGAGGAAGTTGAAGAACTGAAATCTGCACGCGACACAGCTTGCGATGTTGTAGACGCTCTCCAATACATACAAGAGAACTATGGCGAAAACGATTATAGGTAACATATACTGAGTTCTTTAAGGTTATGGGCAATTACCCCAGTCGCGAGATTGCACGCCCTTTGTTTTTAGTGTGAAAGGCCGCTACTATGCGGCCTCACAAGCAGGTGATAGGCCGTTAATCGGATAGACGGCAGAAGATAGTACATTGAACTCGCTACCATTATGATGCTGGATAGCCCTTGGTAGCGCGTTCTTTTTTTGCGAAACGTTAGGACATTAGCTGGTTCGACTCCAGCCACCTGCACCAAATAAAATCACTAAAATAAAAAATATGACCAAGAAAGAACTTACAGAACTTGCCACAATGGTAGCAGAGCAACTAAGGCAAGGCGAAGAAAAGGAAATAATGAACCATGACGAGGCGGCAGATTTTTTAGGCGTTTCAAAATCATGGATGTATAGGCTGACGAGTGAGAACAAAGTACCGTATTACAGACCATTCGGCAGCCGATGTTACTTCAGACGTTCTGAACTTGAAGCCTTGATATTCAGCAACCGCATACCGATGGCTTCCGAGAACAAGAAAAGAAAGAGAAACAAAATAGAAAAATAAATCATGGAAAAGAAAGAGGAAAAACCAAAGACCTTTATCGAAAAGGTCGTATCTGTGCAACGAGATTTGAAAGCCCCCAAGGGACAATATAACAAGTTCGGTAAATACCGCTACCGCTCAGCCGAAGACATTCTGAACTCCGTAAAGCCATTACTTGCGAGTGTGGGCCTTGTGCTGACGCTCGAAGATGAAGTCTGTCTGATTGGCGCACGCTATTATATAAAGGCAACCGCAGTGCTGACAGACGGCACACAGAACCTGGTAAAGAGTGCCTATGCGAGAGAGGACGAACAGCACAAGGGCAGCGATGGCGCGCAAATCACAGGCGCGGCAAGCTCATACGCACGAAAGTACGCCCTAAACGGGATTTTCTGCATAGACGACGCAAAGGACGCAGACGCAACAAATGACGGCACTGCACAAGCCAACAACAACCAGCATGAGGAGCGCGTGCAGCTGGCAATCCAAGAGGTTGACAATGCAAAGAGTAGAAAGTCACTCACGGACATTTGGAACAATTATTCTGACTTGCAGTCTGACGCACGCTTCTCACAAGCAGTTGCAAATGCAAGCAAAAACTACCCCAAGCTATGATACTAAAATATTCAAGAGTTGATTACGACCCCGTTAGCCACACCTACACACTGGACGGAAAACGACTAAGTGGCATTACTGGTGTAATCAGGAACAAGTTGTTCCCGTCCTATTACAAGGACGTTCCAAAGGTCGTGTTGAACAAAGCCGCAGAACGCGGCAACCGCATACACACAGCAATCGAACTCTTTGACACGTGCGACATTCCAACCGAAGATTGCGATGAGCTAAAAGGCTACATTAAAGAAATCTTCTCACACGACTTTATTGGCCGACACATGGCAAGCGAATATGTGGTGAGCGACAATGAAAAGTATGCCAGTGCCATTGACAAGGTTTATGCCGACGGCATGGGCGGCGTGATATTGGCAGACATCAAGACAACTTACAAACTTAACACGGATTATGTGTCGTGGCAGCTGTCTGTGTACGCCTACTTCTTCAGCATGCTCAACCCTGGTATTCCTGTAAGCGGTGCTTATGCCATCTGGCTAAGACATGACAAACATAAGGTTGTGGAAGTTCCGCTGCGCCCTGTGGAAGATGTGCTCAAATTGTTATATGGCGACGAAGCACCCAAAACTGATTGTGGCTTCGGTGAGCTGTCTTTTACAGAGGATTACTTGCTTCAGTTAAAGAACGAAGCAGAAGAAGCCACAGCAAAGTACGAGCAAGCAAAGCAAGAGGCTCTTGCACTGCTCACGAAGAAAGGAATGAAGAATATACGCGGCTCGCACCTGATGATAACACGAAGGGCTGACAGCGAGCGCAAAACATTCGACGCCAAGAAGTTTAACACCGACCACCCAGAGCTATATGCGGAATATCTTAAAACCGCCATAACAAAAGGTGGCATAACAGTCAAGGCTATATGACACAGACATTTGTAAGCATTCCGCTGGAGGATTGGCAACGCATGGTGTCAATTCTTGAAAGAGTGGAAGAACGCTTGAAGCCAGAAGATAAGTGGATAGGCACGAAAGAGGCTTGTGATATGCTTGGCATCACACCAAACACATGGATAAACTACCGAAAGAAATTCAATGTGAAGTGTTCGCAGGTAGGGCGCAATGTGTTGGTGTTGAAGTCTGACGTTGAGCGACTGCTAAGAAAAAGAGAGCTATGAACGTATAAAAACAGCACCTCACCTATTCCCATAAGATTTTAGTTTGGCGACAATTTCTTTCGGGTGGGGTGCTTTCTTAATAAACCTACAATTATGAACCAATGCTTTTTTATCGGCAACCTCGTTGCCAACGCCGTGCAGAAGAATGCTAACGGCAACAACTTTATCACTTTTACCATCGCAGTAAACAGAAAGTATAAGGACAAGGAAACCGTTCTGTTCGTGGAGTGCATTAAAAATGGTGATAACGCAAATCTCCTCCCATACTTGCAGAAAGGCAAAAAGGTGGCCGTCTGCGGCCGCGTGTCGTGCCATGCCTACACCGACAACCAGGGCCAGCCGCGCGCATCTCTTGATTTGTCTGTGTTTGAGCTTGAACTTGTAAGCAGTTCAAACACAACGCAATCACCGCAGCAAACGGCAGTCCAGGCACAAACGCCAAGCAATCCGTTCCCTACGAGCCAGCAAAGTGACGGACTCCCATTCTGATGAAGTACGATGTAAGCAACCCATTGCATAGGGAACAGGCGAGGGAGCGACTTGAAGCATTGCTCGGCAAGGGGCATGGCATCATAGAATTGTCGGAGGTAAAACCGCAGCGCAGTATCAAGCAAAACAAGTACCTGCACTTGCTGTTAGGATTTTTCGCTTCCGAATATGGTGAAACAATAGACTACGTAAAAGAGCAATACTTCAAGCTCGCTGCCAACCGTTCAATATTCGTGAGAGAACGAGATGACAAGTTGGCTGGCCGTGTTTCCTACCTGCGCTCCACACGTGACCTTGACAAGGGGGAAATGCAGATAGCAATAGAACGTTTCCGTAATTGGTCAAGCATTAACGCAGGCATTTACCTCCCATCGGCAGACGAGCACCGACTGCTTGAACTTGCAGAAATAGAAATAAGCAGAAACAAGAATTTCCTATGAACGAGATACAAATTTTCAACAGCCCACAATTTGGCGAGATACGCACCGCAACTGACGACAACAACGAGCCTCTGTTTTGTGCAGCTGATGTGTGCAAGGCCCTCGGATATGTAAACGGTAGAGATGCTATTAGTAAACACGTTGATGACCCCGACGTAGCGAAACGCGACGCATGGGTAACAACAGGCACAAAGGCAGATGGAAGTGAAGCAAAACGACAAACGCTGATGACTTTCGTCAACGAGAGCGGACTTTATTCCCTCATCTTCGGCAGTAAGTTGGAGAGTGCAAAACAGTTCAAACGCTGGGTTACAAGCGAAGTCCTACCAGAAATCCGCAAAAACGGAGGGTATATCAGAGGCAATGTGGACGAGACACCAGAAGAACTTATGGCACGAGCCTTGGCTGTTGCGAAGCAAACACTTGAAAGAGTGGAGCGCGAACGTCAACAACTCGCCAACACCAACGAAACCCAACGCATACAATTAGGCATTCAGGACGCAGAGATTAGAAAAGCAGCTCCAAAGGTGGAGTATTACGACAAGGTGATGCAGTCCAACTGCACCATGACAACCACTCAAATAGCTAACGGACTCGGAATGCCATGCCACAGACTGAACAAGCTGCTGCGAGATGCTGGCATTCAGTACAAGCAAAGCGGACAATTGTTGTTGCGCTCGCCATACACCGACTTCGGACTGCACGCAGTACGCACACAAACGTACACCCATGCAGACGGCTCAATAGGCACAAGCCAGTACACCGTATGGAACGAACGAGGCAAACGCTTCATTTCGGCACTTGTTGACAACAACTGGAACGTAAAACAAGCAATCAAAGTATTAAGCGATTTTTAGTATGAATTTTATTGACAAAATATTTATTCTGTTCCGAGAGCGGAGAGCGCAAAGCAAGGCCAAGCAGTCCGAAATGCTGTGCGGCCAACTGTCAGAGCGCATTCAGGTAAAGGAGTTCCAAGGCCGTATGTACATAGCGGTCGATGGAGTGCCAATGATAGACACGGAGGACCTGCGGACTGGAGTTGTAGACGAACTTTCCGAAATACGCAACACCATCATAAAATACAAAATGCGTTGATATGCCATACTACATCAAGAAAGAAAGTGCGAAAAAGAAACCACGCAAGAGCGGAACACGCACACTCATCAACAAACTTGACAAGATTTTCAGCCTCTACATAAGGTTGAGGGATAGCAAGCCATTTGGCTACAAGGCTTTCAAGTGCATATCATGCGGACAGATAAAGCCTTTCGCCAAGGCAGACTGCGGACACTACTACTCACGCTCCAAAATGTCCACAAGGTACGACGAGGATAATTGTCATAGCGAATGCAATTTTTGCAACAGATTCAAATCAGACCATCTGGACGGTTACAGAGAGAACTTGATACGCAAGATAGGCCAAAGCAGATTCGACTTGTTGCGGTCACACTCCAACCAAGTTAAGAAGTGGTCAGAGTTCGAGTTGCAGCAACTAATCAAGTACTACTCGGCACTCGTTGACAAAATGTTAGAAGAAAAATGAAACTATACCAGACACCGACAGAAAAGAAACGACAAAGGGAACATTCCAAAATCTTCAGATTGTACTGCAAGCTGCAAGACAGCACAGATTTGTCGAACAATCAGATATACAGCCACATTGCGTTTAAGCTTGGCTATTCGGTCAGCGGTGTGCGCAAAGTGGTCACACGCATCAAAACCGAAAGACAATGTGCAATGGATGGATAAAGCTACACCGCAAAATTCTTGATTGGGAATGGTTCACTTCACCAAGCACCCTGCAACTGTTCATTTACTTGTTGTTAAGGGCAAACAAGGAGGATAAAAAATGGCGAGGCATACTAATAAAAAGGGGGCAGCTCGTCACCTCGGTAGCCACCATTAGCGAAGAAACCAAATTAAGCACGCAACAAGTGCGCACTTCGCTCAATCGCCTAAAATCAACAAACGAAATAACAAGCAAAACAACAAACAGATTTACGCTCGTAACTGTCTGTAAATACGAGAGTTACCAACTTTACGAGGAGGTAGAGCAACAAACAAAACAACAAGCACTTCAACAAACAAATAACAAACAGATAACAAACAAACAACAACAACTAAAGAATAATAAGAATATAAGAAATAATAAGAAAGAATCTATACTCACTAACGTTCGTATAGATGAGAAAGCTACGGACGCTCCTGTCGTCGCTACAACCACAACAGACGATATGGAACTTCGGAAAGAAAAATTTTATCAGTCTTTAGTGCCTTACGTCGCAAAGTATGGCAAGGACATGGTTCGGGCTTTCTACGACTATTGGACGGAAAAAACGTATGGAGGACGAAAAATGCGGTTCGAGAAGCAACAAGCATTTGAAATCTCAAAACGTCTTGCCACATGGCAGAAACATGATTTAAGCTATGCAAACAGAGATAACACAAGAATTGGTCAGTCGGGCAGCACTCGCGCAGAGCGAGATGCAGAGTTCCTTGCCCATGTCAGAGAAAAAATGTCGCGCACTGACGAAGAAGCAAGCGACATACCTTTTGCGCTACGCGACTGCTGAAAACGTGATAGCATCATTTTCGCCAGACAAGCAAGTGAATTTTGCACGCTATCCGCAGAAATGCCTCGTCGGCAACTGCCCCACTCTGGTTGATGTCCGCAGCATCTGGGGAGGACGGTTCGCAGAGTTGTGGCTGGAGTGCCAGCTGAAAGACCTCTCGGAGTATGCAGGGGCAAAAGAGAAACCCGACACGCTGCAAATCGAGGAAACCGCAAGGGTCATAGCAGGCGAGTTCTACTACCTCAAACTTTCAGAGTTCATGTTGTTCTTCGCCCATTTCAAGGCTGGGCGGTATGGCAAATTCTACGGCAGCGTCGACCCACTCGTGATAACAGAAGCCTTGCAAAAGTTCAAACTATGGCGGTTCGATACCCTGAACAGAGTGCATGAGGCGGCAGAACGGGAAAAGCGGAACGCGAAACCAGCAAACGACCCAGATTGCTGCACATGGGCAGAATGGCAAGAACTGCGGTGGTTGTTCAACATGGGCTACGAACGCGGAAAGGACGGGAAAATCAAATGAGAAAAGTCTTGGTCTATTGGACTTGCAGCCGCATTGCAAAACGCAAAATCCAAAAACGTTTCAATCTCATTGAGCACACTTCTGTCAATGGAGAAACAGAATGCACGGTACATGACGCAGATTGGGAGCTATTCAAAGAGACATCAAAACGCGGATTTTTCAAAATTCGGCACAAAACATAGAAGATGGCATCGTTTCGTACGTCAAAACAACCCAGGAATGGTTATTTATTTTCGTTCTGACGGCATTTCATGCGTAAATCGTATAAGTTATCACACAGAGACGAAATAAAGCCTTAAACGCAAAATTTAGAAAATGACAAAACAACCAATAAACCCCATCACATCACAATTCTCTAATCCTTTCTTCGGCAAGAGCCTGAAAAGACGCATTGGCTCACCTCTCTACACAACCTACAAGAATGGTATTAACGAGCTGGAGGAGCGCGACAGGCGATGCAGAGAAGAACCATCGAGCAAGGAGAGCCGCATCTTCGGTGATGTGTTTTACCTCAACATGATGCGCAAAGAACTTGCTAACGAGAAGCTGCGCAGCGCGCTGTGTACTATCAGCCAAAGCAAGTACTACCGACACGACATTAAGAAGAGCGTGAAGGAACTTCAGATTAAGATTGCACGCTGGGACAGTGATATAGCTCGCTGCATAGCTACCGACAGCTTGATTGACATGTATGACGGTCTCGCAGAATGGACGAGCGAACACTTTGAACACTTGTGGCAACCGTTTTACTACTCGGTGATGCAGGTGCTTACTCGGAATGGCGTTAAGGACGCTCCCGTAATGGCGGCTCTTGAATGTGCGCTGCCTCTGTATGAGTATGCCAACGGCCGATTGCTGATGGACATTGCACAGACTGCAATGGACTGCCCTGCCACAAAGCTGCTTGGCGTGATGGTGGAGGAGGATATTTACCGCATGACGGACAAGCTCCGCACACGGTTGGCTGGCATCGTGACTGGCAAGGACGAGGAGATTGACCTTAATGCCGACAACAACGTCAACACAGCTGGCGTCAATCTGCTTAACGCATTGAGCAACACGGAGCAGATGAAGGGCTGGCTACAAGATTACTTTGAATATCGCGATAGTAAGAAATAAATTGACAAACAACATGACGATAGAAGAAAGAGTTTTACACTACACACGAAGGAATTCATACGGGAGATTGGTGTTTCCGCATTGCGTGAGAGCGCACATTGACGAGATTATGCTCTATGCGCCTTGGGCGTTGAGTGCAACAGAATTGAATAACATTAAGAGAGGCATCATGCGATGAATAAGCCTGCAAATACCTGACCGTTGCAAAAAATGCAATAGTCGAGGTCATAACACAATATACGAAGCAATAAGTTGGCATCAGTTGCAATGCAACACACTGATGCACTTTTCTGAGAATTGATAAACAAACAACAATCACGGTTGCCAGAATAAGTGGCGACAACAACAAAAACAAATAAAGAAATGGAAGCATATATTAAGCAAGACGCTTTTCTTCGTAGGCAGTTACGTTTTAAGCTTGAAGCCAACATGGTGCGTAAAGGTGACATTGTTCATGCGTCAGACGACACGCTCATCAAAATCCATCACATTGGCGCAGAAGGAGAAGTTTATTATGAAGCCTATGCAGACAATGCTCGTGGACGAATACAACATGAACCGTACACTCGTCATTACGGATTCATCACAAGTTGCTATCCTGCTACCGAAAAGCAAAAGCGGTGGTTTATGAATCGAATGAGCAAAACGAATGACAGAATATGACGGAAAAAGAAAAGATTAGAATGCTGCTCAAAATGCGCAACCAGATTGCGAGCATGGGCATGGACTACAAGTGCAGCTGCACGTTCGTTGAGAACAGGCTGACAGACCCGAATGTCGCAAAGACGTTTGATGCGCTGAGAGAGGCACTGGAGAACCAGTTACGTAAACAATTCAATTTTAATATATAGCTATATGGAGAAATACAGATTAACTGATGAGACCATAGACTTTTGCGATGCAACGTTATATAGAATCGAAGCTCTTAGGAACTTTGGTTCTATAAAAGCTGGTGACAAAGGTGGATTTGTGCAATCATATCATAATCTATCACAAGAAGGAGATTGCTGGATCCATGGCGAAGCTAAGGTCTTTGGTAACGCTAAAGTCTATGAGAATGCACAAGTATTTGGCAGAGCAGAAGTCTGTGGCTACGCTTCTGTCAAAGGCGACGCTTTTGTCTTTGGCATAGCAAAAGTTTATGGTAGCGCTTTTGTCAAAGGCAGCGCTTTTGTCTTTGGCAGAGCAGAAGTTTATGACTGGGCTAAAGTCTATGGGAAAGCACAAGTATTTGGCGATGCTAAAGTCTATGGTAACGCTTTTGTACATGGTGACGCAGAAGTCTATGATAAAGCAGAAGTCTTTGGCGTGGCATCAGTCTATGGTAACGCTTTTGTTAAAGGCGACGCTATAATTAAAACAGGCCGAGATTATATAGTTTTCAAAAATTGGTGGAGCAGTGACCGCTATTTTACATGGACACGAAGCAACAATATGTGGAACGTTGGTTGTTTCTATGGCACTGGTAAAGAACTCATCAAGGAAGCCTATGCGGATAGTGAAGATAGCGGAAAAGAATATGAACGAGTAGTGAGATATGTGGAGAGCATTCTTGCAGACTAACGAAAATTTATAAAAAACTATGACTACAACATTCTACAATTACACACCCCACTCGATAACGCTTAACAGCGGAGAGAAGTATGACAGTGTCGGAGTGGCACGAGTTAGCAATACCTTTAGCGAGGTTGACGAGAACGGCATCTGCTCGGTGAATTATGGCGATATAACGGGGCTTCCCGAGCCTACTGATGGGTGTACGTATATCGTAAGTGCTTTGGTGCTTGCCGCAGCTAAAGCCGCTGGCCGAACCGATTGTGTTGCGCCTGCTACGGGCCACCCTGAATGTCTGCGCAAGGACGGGTTTATAGTTTCTGTCCCGTGTTTTATCAGATAACATTATTAACACCAAAAACCAAACAATATGCAAGTAGAAATAAGCGCAATGATTGAGGATTACGATATTCTCGCTTACGTATCAGAGAAAAAACAGGCTAAGGTAATTGACAATATCTTCTATGAGTGTGCCGAAGAGAGTAGAAGAGAATTTATTCACGGTCTTGAAGATTTTTATCTTGTTGATGAACTGAAGTCGCGAGGTTATACGATAACTAAAAATGAATAAAAGAATGAACATAGCGGAAATATTAAAAGATTGTCCAAAAGGCACAAAACTTTATAGTCCAATATATGGAGAATTAAGCTTATTGAGCGTTCAGCTTGCTTTTAATTATCCTATATGTTGCCTTGTTATAAGGAGTGGAAATTTTGTGGATTATATGAAAGATGGTAAGTGTTCCATGACAGATGCAGAACCAACGCTATTTCCATCAAAAGAGCAACGTGATTGGAGTAAGTTTGGAGTGACTGACCAAAAACAGAAACCCGAGCTAAAGCCTTTCGACAAGGTTCTTGTACGTGATGGAGATGATGATGAATGGGTGTGCGACTTTTTTAGTCACATAGACGAGCGTGATTTGTTCTATTGCGTTGGTACATGGTTTAAGCAGTGCATTCCATACGAAGGGAACGAACATCTTTTAGGTACAACAAATAAGCCCCAAGTAAACAATGGAACTAATTGACGAAGAAAGATGGAATCATATCAAATGAAAATCAAACTATGGTCAAGTAAGTTATGGTCTGGAATGGATAAATTGCCAGAACTTGACGGCGCAATCCTCGCAGTGAGCGATGACGATAGATATAGGTATTATGAGAAAGTGGAAGCACGTGACTTCGATGAGCTAATTAACGAAGGCTATATTATGTGGTGCTATGTGTATGACTTGGTGCAGGCCGCTTATGATATGTAGCTATTAGACACTATAACAACTTAAAAATAAGAAATAACATGACACGAACAAAATACAAAAGAATTCCCTTTGACATTGAATTGGCGAAGAAAATAATGAACAAGGAGGTAAAAGGAAGGATAGTAACAATGGAAGGACGAAAAGTTCGAATTATATGTTGGGACAAGAAGCCAGTCGATGAGGAAGCACATGAATATCCTATTGTAGCACTTATTCAAAATAATTACAATGGAGAAATGTCGCAAACATTCACAGCAGAAGGTGCAGCCTGTTATCCTAACTATAAAAGTCGTTATGACCTTATAATAGAAATACCCACCTACTACCACGACTACTCCAACTTTGTGCCGCAAAAGTTGCAGCCATGTTTGGTGAGAGATGGCGAGAATCTTATTTGGCATCCTCTAATTTACGCATGTACTGATTGTCAAGGTAAAATGCTGTTTTACGATGGAAGCTATATAAGACCATTTGCTAATGTTCTCCCCCTCTCCAAAGTGACCGCACGCTTGATAGGCACCACCAAAAGCTACGAGCAACTAATACAAGAGCTTGACAAAAATGGGCAAGATTAAATCATGTGACGGGCAAGGCTGCAAGGAGCGCAAGGCTTGTTTGCGCTATGCCCTGTCGCATACAGAGAGTGACAGACACAACATTCACAAGGCTTGCTATTTCACAAGACCGAACGGGCGCGACTGCCCGATAATGATTAAACAGAGAACGATATGAAAGAGGACATTACAGCACTCGTGCTAAGACACATACCAGAGCGCGTGCCACACACCAAGTCGGAGCTTGCCGACATCTACCTTACCGAGTCGAACAAAATTGAAACAGACCGCACGAAGTCGCGTGAGAGGAAACGTGACGATGACGAGGTGGTCAAGAGCCGCTACGACTCGCTGATGGCCGACAAAGAGGCACAACTCACCGAGCTGCAAAACGAGATAGAGAAACTAAGACGTGAGATGTTTGGGCAACTCTTATATGCCAGTTTGGAAGAGGAGCACAGAAACCAGGAACTTGCCGACAGACGGAAGGTGCTTGATATGTGGTTTGAGACAATGCGAAACAGGATTGAAAAAGACGATGAGCGAAAAACGTGTTAAAGCCTATCTCGCTACTGACTATGATGGTAGCAGCGCGCTATTCTTCAGCAAACCTAAATGCTACCACGTGAGCGAGGACCGCGTGTATTTTTACAGTAGTATTGGCAAGGCTGATTTAGGCAATGAATTGCTTGCTGATATTAAGCCAGAGCCAAACGAAATAATAGAAGTTGAAATAGTTGTAAACAAATTAAACGGTTAAAAAACATGGAAATAAAAATCTTAGTAGAAGAAATAAAGGAAATGTATGCAGTGTTAGACAATGCCATACAGAACTCTGACCACACGGATTTCCGCCAGTGCTATTGGGCACTTGAGGAGTTGTGCAAGCACGCCCTGCACGGTTTAGACAGATACGAGGGCGTGACCTCTATTCATGATTTCAGGAAGATGGAAAAAAGAGACATGTATTATGTGCAGGGACTCATGAGCAAGGAGCAGGAGAAAGCTTACCTTGATGATGAGTGGGAACGCCTAAATGGTAAAGAGGAGGACAAGGTATGATAGAAACGATTTTTTATGCTGTGACTTTTGTTCTTTGCGTTTACGGGGCTTACCTTGCAGGCAAGGATATTGGCAGAGAGAACGGATATTATGAGGGCCGCAGCGAGGCTCGCAGAGACCTTGAACACATTGTTGAACATTACAAAAAAATGGCTTATGCAAAGGACACTCCAACAGAGGGCGCGTGAGGCTGCCGACCGCATTCGCTGTGACGAGTGTGGCGAGCAAAGCACTTGTACGCCACTGATGGCGAAAGCCTGTCTTAAAGGTTTTATTCGCGGTTATGTGGCCGCAAACACAAAAAAGTAAAAGACATGGAATTTTCGTTAGTTGAAAAAAATGTGCCAGACAAGCACTATGTTGTTAGTCGCGTAATGCGAGGCACGATTCGATACATGGAGAAGAATATTTGCGCGTTCGTTGATGAATACGAAGCACGAATGTTCATGAACGATTGTGATAAAGGCCTCATCAACAAAAATAGAATAAAATCGCTGGAACGTTCCTACAATAAAGACGCGAGATATTCGTACAATGGTTGCACGTGGGAACTCTCTAAAATAAATTGACAAATATGAAACTACTGATAGTAATAGCACTAATGTTGTTCGTGTATTGGCTGTGGAAGGACATCAACCGTCATGACGGGCCACCGATTGCGAGCAGCTAATTAGCAACAGACATACACCACTTACCAACCTCACATTTAATTTACTTCATAAATATAAATGGTTTTGTTTAGTTGGATTTGTTCTTAATTGCCCGAGGTCGGGTAACACTTGGTCCGTGTCCGAGGTGGGGTACTTATAAGCCCTCTCTGCAACGCTACAATTTAATAACTTAATACTAAAGGATTGATTTTTAATGGTGCAGTGGTGTCGGCAGCACGTGTTCGTGGCCACGGAGGACGCAATTTTAATGAGAAATAATATGACTACAAAACAAGTTATTCACGCCCTGCACTTGCACCAGAAATGGCGCAGAGGTGCAATAAGCGAGATGCCATTAACGGCAAAGGAATATGGACAAGCCTTGGACGAGGCAATAAGACTGCTTAGACAATATGACAAACAGCAAAACGGGGCAATGCGGTGATTGCCTGAGGTTCTCCAAGGGCAGGTGCCCGAAATTCTTTTCCAACTCTGTGCGCACCGCGTGCAATGGTTTCACACATAGCAAATCAGTAACTAAAAATACACACTTCGATAAAGTATAAACATTATGACATTCGACGAATACCAAGAACTTGCAATGACTTTCTGCACAAAGGAGAGTAACAATTTACCATACATTATACTCGGCCTTAACGAGGAAGTTGGAGAACTGACAGGAAAGCTTGCAAAAGCAGTGCGCAAGGGACTGCTAAAGCCTGACCTTACCTTTGACGAGGACAACGTGAGTGAAGAACATTTTGAACTCATGGACAACATCACAAAGGAATGTGGCGATGTACTATGGATGCTCGCTGGGTTACACTCCGTTCTTAACAAACGACTCGAAACTACTGCGCATCTTAATATCCACAAACTTACAAGCCGCAAAAACAGAGGTGTCATCGTCGGGGAGGGCGACAACAGATGAGCAAAGACTGGAATGGAGGATTTAATTCCATTTTCAAATGTCTCGGCGCAAGTTCGCACACTGAAAAAGAACGCGAGCCTAACGACTACTATGCCACAAGCCCTGAAGCAATAGACTTGCTGTTTGAAAGCAACAATTTCGTTAGGCCAAAATATGTTTGGGAGTGCGCATGCGGTGAGGGGCATCTCGCAAAACGACTTGCTGATTTTGGCTGCAACGTCTATTCGTCAGACCTCATTTATAGGGGGTTCGGCACAGGAGGCGTTGACTTTCTCAAAAAGATTGATATGCCATTCCATAACGTGGAAAGGTGTATTGTCACCAACCCTCCGTATAAATACGCTATGGAGTTTATACTTCATGCGCTTGCCTTGCTTGAAAATGGTGAACGCGCGGTGTTCTTCCTAAAGACAAGTGCGCTTGAAGGAAAGAAAAGATACGAAAGGTTATTCAAGCCTTTCCCTCCTAAAATGATTTACCAATTCAAAGGGAGGGTCATCTGCGCAAAAAATGGCGATTTTGAAAACATGAAGAAGGTCGGCAGTGCGGTTAGCTATGCCTGGTTTGAATGGGTCAAAGGTTATAATGGAGTCACTAATATATGCTGGATATAATAAAAAACATAATTCAAATGAAAAAGGGAAAACACGAAATTAGCAACAATGAGCTTTTACACAAATGTGTAGACAACTTCGATGCGGAACACGTCAACTTCATCTTGGAAGCAGCACTGTTAAACGTATCAAGCTTGAAACAAGGAATGGACGACAGCCAACTCCTCATTGTCGTAAATTCTGTATCAGAATTGGCAATAGAACTTGCAAATGCAGAAAACAGAATTACGACTATAAAAAGATTGCTTAATTCAACGAAGTAATAATTGCGTATGAAAAATTCCGAATTAGAATTTAAGCTAAAGGAAGTTCTACCTAAATTCAGTGCGCAATTCCAAAAAAAAATGCTGCACAGCATCGAATTGCTACGTAAGGCTGAACGGCTTGCCAAGTCCTATGACAAAGAAAATGGATACTTCCTCGCTTTTAGCGGAGGAAAGGACAGCCAATGTCTTTACCACATTGCGAAGTTGGCTGGCGTGCAATTTCAAGCGCACATGAACCTTACAAGCGTCGACCCTCCCGAAGTAATCCGTTTTGTTCGGGAACAATACCCCGACGTGGAACTTGCCAAACCACACGACAGCATTTTTAATGTGGCAATAAGACGTAGAATTTTGCCTACCATGCGTGTGAGGTGGTGCTGCGAGGAATACAAGGAAATGGCTGGAGCTGGAAAGGTTACACTCATTGGCATAAGAAAAGCTGAATCGGTACGAAGAGCTAAACGCAATGAAGTCGAAATAAACAACCACTCTTTTAGTGGTACATTAGACGAACTTGAATATTACCGAAAACAAAAAACTGCGAAGGCCAAGCAACGAAAAGCACAAAAGAATGGCGAAGGCGTGACCATAGTCAATGCCGACGGTGAGCGTGTCCTTGGTTGTATCAGAGGCAAGGAGTCGCTGCTTATTTCGCCTATCATTGAATGGACAGACAATGAGGTGTGGATTTTCCTCAATACGCTCGGCATAGCTCATTGCGAACTTTACGACCAAGGCTATCACCGTATAGGCTGCATTCTCTGCCCTATGAGTTCTCCAAAGCAAAAAGCAATAGAAATGATGCGATGGCCTCATGTAAAGCGCAACTGGATTAAAACCATCAAAGCTATCCGTGCTGGGGGGGTATTTCAAAAAGAATATATCTGGTGGAACATCAAACGCGACCTCATTCCGTGCGACAATCGCAGAGGATTGCTCAGGAAACAAACCGCACAAGAAATCAACCCAAAGAAGCCACACATGGGTTTTCTGATAGCTCCTCGCCTGACAGCTTGACAGAGGAGCAACAAAACGAAATAGCTGAAAACATCTTTGATTGGTGGGTCTCTGGCAAATCATACAAACAATGGTATGCAGATAAATTTATACACCTCCATATAAATTTTAATGACTGAATACACACATTATAGCAAAAAGCGTGACAGAACGTCACGCTTTTTTTTATTCAAAACTCTCCATGTACTATTGCTTAATACACTGTACAAACTATATTTGAACAAGTATATTTGTTTCGTATTTGTTTGTGTAGTAACTTTGCAGCGTGATATTCTCAGATACATACAAATACAATAGCGTAGAGGTTGCTAAATACATTGCAGCCAAAGCAAATGAAGAGAAGTTTGGCATCAATATGACAAAGATGCAAAAACTCCTCTATATTGTATATGGTGTTTACTTGCGAGTATATGAAACAAGACTTACAAACGAACACCCACAGGCGTGGCCTTATGGCCCAGTATTCCCCACAACAAGGAATAAGCTATTAAAGATTGATTTGTATGATTTGAACATGAATAGTGTTGATGAAGAAATTAAAAACGATAAAGACCTACGCTCGGTAACTGATTTCGTATTCGCAAAGTTCGGCACGTGGAACGCTGGACAGCTGTCTGAATGGTCGCATAGAGATGCATCTCCGTGGTTCTATACAACAAAAATGGATGGCTTTAAGTGGGGTATGCAGATACCTGACGAACTCATATATAACTACTTCCAAGACTTGGTTTCTGTAAATGGGTAACAATGGCAATTTAGAATGGAATAAAGACTTGCAACCTGTACAGATGCCAAACGAAAACACAGATACAGAAAGTCTTGAAGAACAAAAGAGAATACGCTACAAGCAGGACACAAGAGCACGTGCTTATCTAACAAGGTGGGTTTGCTCAATAGTGACGCTATGGCTTGTGTTCGCAATCGGTCTTACAATAGCACTATACTTGCCTTTCAAGCATATTGAGGATAACGTAGCTATGGTAATATTTGGAACAATGACTGTCAACGTACTTGGGTTGGCTAATATTGTATTAAGAGGACTATTTGACAAGAAACAATAGAGGGATATTCTTTTACGGAACACCCCTCTGTTATTTTTTTACTCAAAACTCTCCATATACCGCCATATCTTGTTGCAAGGCGCATCTTCGTCCTCGAAGAAAAACGCATGACCTGTCTCTATAATCAAGTCTGGCGTCAACGTCTTGCACAAGTCGGCATAAGCCGCATTAAACGCTACATACTTGTCGTAATCCGTCACACAAGGCTTAAACGGCAACCCTTTCGTTGCTTCAAGCACCTGCTCCATGCTCCAGTGCGGCCCATGATGCTCCGCGCCGTCTTTAGTCGTGTAGTATATGCGGCTGACAGCTTTCTCTGCACTCTCCTTGTCGAAGTGCTTGCACTTGCCACCACCCTTGCAAAATACCATATATAATCTTCCCATAATCATCATTTCTTAAACTCGTTAATAAAATCGCGAAGGACAGCACCAAGGCTCTTCACCTCGTTTTCAATGCCCTCAATCCGCTTGTCTTGCGCCCGTTTTTCTGCAAAGGCTGGATTAAGCTCCTCCAACAACTGGTTACAATTTGTAACCGTTTGCTTGTGCCGCTCAACCTGTGACAATGCCTCCTCGCTTGCAGCCTTTAGTGCTTCCACCTCTCTTAGTATACCGTCCTTATCTGTTGACAGCACAAGATGCCCTGCATACGTTATTGTTGCAGTTTCGGGAATAGTGTAGGTTTTGGTCGCGCCATCTGCCTCTATGGTTATGTCTACCACAAGACCAGTCGGCTGCGCACCGAAAGCCTTTGCTTGGTTATTGTCGTAGCGTGGAACTGCAACACTCACGGCCTTGCCTTGGTAATACCTTGCGCCCTCCTTGTCAAGGAAATATATCGGGTAGCCTGTCTTTATATCTTTGAATAACATAATAAATAAATTAGCGGCAACCTCCGATTTTGTAGGGATTGCCGCTAATTATTACTATTTGTCTTTCTTGTAATTATGAGGCGGTGTAACACTAACCATTCCATCAATATGTTCGATTAGTTGGTTATCAACGTATGCTTTCATAGGGTCAAGAATAAAATCAATACCTTCTCTACGAGCTAATTTTGCTGCTGGTACAAAGTCTGCATCGCCAGAAAATAGAACTATTGTATCAACAAAGCCTTTTAGTGCGAGAGATGTTATATCTACTCCTATTTTCATGTCAATACCCTTTTGCCTTAATTCTAAATAAACATCATTTTCAGACAAATCATCAACACAGACTTTCTTCGATAACAAATCCTTGACTTTATTCGGATGGATAAGCCATTTCTTGCTATCTTTAAGCTCGCCCATTCTTAATGCAACCTTTCGTTTCTTCTTTAGCGCATCTATCAAATCAATTCTAAACTTAAACTCTGGTGTCTTAGAATAATCAATAGCGCGCTTTGTTATTGGGTTATGCTCTTTTTTTCCAAATGGATAGCAATCGTAATAAAAAATGCGATATAGCGTATTTTTATCACCTACGTGTTTATGAGCCATCGTATACATTATATCAGCAACTTCAGCTCCGTCAAGTTTGCGCTCTTTATTATATAACGAGTTAAATCTCTTAATAAAGAATCCGCCATCAATCAATACAGCCACTCTTACAGGCGGCAATTTGTCCTTATTCTTTATAGCCATAATATCTTAAAATACCCAAGGGTTAGGCGCGCCTATTATCAAATTAAGCAGAAGCTTTCAGACGTGCGTAAGCCTTGGGTGTAATCATGCTGCAAAAATACGCATTAGTAATCAAAATAGCAACTTATACGAGTTAAAAATAAATGTATTGTTGGTTTTTATATCGCAACAAGGCACAACAAGCCACAATCCCCACAAAGTCAAAGAACGCCTTGATTGTTAATTGCACGTGGGGCAATCACCTCCCCACGTGCTTGATTATTACTTCTCTTCCGACCTTTTTCGCGACCTCACGAAAAAGCTATTGTCTACATTTTTATTGTCGTCAATAAAATGGTCATCAGTGATTATTTCCGTTTTGGAAACACCTCCTCATGTCGTTGCAGTTGTAGTCTTACCCAAAGCTGCAATCAGTGCGGCAGTCTGGCTCTGCTGCGACAACTCCAATCTCGCGTCTTGATACTTGCGGTCAATGTCAGCATACCAATGATTGTTCAGCGCATCAATTATGCGCTGCGTGTTGTCCTGTCCTGCACGTATCACATCGCACTTGTCTTGCGACATCTGGTAGCCAACAGAGCTAAATCCGCGCTCCACAGACGAGTTTACGAAATTGAGGCTCTGCTGCAAGGAGTTAGTTTGTCCTTGTATTGCGAGCTGGTTCTCGTAGCCCATCTTGGTGATGTTGTTTTGTGTGTTGCAGCAACAATTCTGAATTGCCTGGATAACTGCCGCATTGCCTTTCTCCGCTGCGTTGATTACGCGCTCTGCCGAGAAACCCACCTTGCCGCTAACGTTGTCAATAGCGGAGCGAACAGCGCACACGCCTTGCTGCAACTGGTTGAAGTCACAATTAAGGTTCGCGCCCAGTGTGGTCAAAGCATCGTTATTACCCTTGATTGCCTGCATCAGCAAGTCGGAGTTGTGGTTGTCCGCCATCTGCGAGCGCAAAGATTGGATTTGGCCCTGTATCTCGGCATCTTGCAGACCATTGCGGTTGTTGCCAAATCCGAAGCCATTGCCGCCAAACATGGCAAGGAAAATAAGATACAAGAACGGATTGTTAAGCCACTGGTTTGCACCTCCAAGGCCACCATTCATCATGGCTGCCAAGGCCATAGGGTCATTGCCCTTGTTGTTCGCCATTGCCGCATAAGCAAGCGCATCATTACCTCTGTCGCAACAGATTACTTTCTCTACATTGTCCATAATTATGAATGTATTAAGTCGGTCGGGGAATATCCCCCGATAGCGCAAAGGTGGTGACAAGTTGCTTGTGAGTTGCTTGTGAGTTTTGTTTGTTGTTTGTGAGTTGCTTGTGAAATGTTTGTCCTATCCACCAATAATGCAAAAAGCCACCCGAATGGGGTGGCCTTTGTTCATTCATAATCATTTTACATCTTCTGGTCCTTTATATCCTCTCTTGATATTCTCTTCGAGTAATGTTTGGTAAAGGTCAAACGTACTACCATCGCGTTTAAGCCAATCATGCAAAATTTGGATAAATTCCTGCATTGCAGGTAAAAATGCCTGCCTACTGTCAGCACCACGTATGCCGTCACGCCCTTTCCTATGCCCTGTAAGAAATGTATTTTTCTCTTCGCGTAACATAGTATTTCCTTCCTTGTATTCATCACCTTTTGGCAACTTCTCGCGGAGTGTTTTCTCTATGACTTTATAATATAATTCATATTTCTCATTTGGATTGTCAGTCGGCAACTCAATCAGTTTCTGTAATTCATCTTTAAGGACAACATTATCGTTATCCTTATCAATGAACAAACCGTCAGTCTTTGCCTTGTCGGCATTAAACAACAGCTCCTCAACTTCTCTTGATTTTTTTTCTTCTGATAGGACTTTGGTCTTATTTGTCATATATTCAATTTTTGTTTATACGTTTCAGCCACTTCTCTTATCGTTTCAACCTCGAACGGATTTGTATTTACTCTTTCCGTAGCTTTTTCCGACCTCGGTATTAGAGCACTGTATTCTGCCCAGTTGTTTGTATCATAAGCAATAAGCGCATAAATTAGCGAGGAATGGACGCCCCATTTCTGAGCATACTTTTTTATCATCAGAGGTGCGTGAACATAAGGCTTTATAAATTGCAATTTTGTTGGCGACAGAATAAAGTCGCGAGCAAATTTATCTGCCGCATTTTCATCTGTCAGAAATAAATCACCTTCGTCAGAACTCAAATGCACTTTGTTGAGCACAATGTCATCAAAATCAAACAAAACATGGTATAGCTCATGGAATAGAGAGAACCATAAGGTCGGATAGCGTTTGTTCAAGTCTGATATAACAATACATGGCTTTCCATTATACTCCATTGTTGCGCCACGTACTTGCATTTTGGGTAATGATGGTTGGTAAATCATCGTCACACCAACAGAATAAAGGGCACGAGCCACGTGATACAGCCCTGTTTCTACGTCTTGCGAACAAGGACGAATCTTCGGCATTATATCCATAAGCCTATCCCTATCGTACATATTAGGGTTGTCAATATTCTTAAATTGAGCGTAAGCAGAAATCGTCCAGAAGTCACGCATCTTTTGGTCGTAACTCCTTCTTGTCATACTGTATGCTTTCGTCAGAACTGAAACGATATCTGCATATTCCTTGATTTGCTTGAAGCCAAAGAAATCGTTTATCCTTTGCACATAATTATTATCAGTAAAGAACCCTATCTTATTAAGTGTGTCTATGCTGAAATATTCGCAAAGGACTGCCGTATCACGTACATGGCAAATTTCACTAACATCTTTTGACTGAAGCGTATCAGCATTTGCGTTAAGGAAATCGTTCATCGAAACGCCGATAAATATAGCAACCTTCAATGTATTCAGAACGCTTGCACCAGTATAATTGCCCTTTATTATTTTATCAAGGGTCGCAACGTCCATGTCAAGCATCTTCGCTATTTTGGTTTTGCTTAGCCCAACCCTTTCTTGCTTACGAAGGAACAACTCCTCTATTGACAGGCAGGATATGTCATCTGTTGCTTCAACAGGTGGCACAAACACCCCCTTCATATACTCTTTGTATAAATCGCTCATAGCATATTATTTTCTGCAAAAATACAAATATCCATGCGATATAGCAATATTTTCACCGATTATTTTCCGCTATTGGCAAGGAAACGGATTTCCTCACCTCCTCCCTCATCACCCGTGCAGCCAGCCCCTTTAGCCTGTACCTCGCACTATTCTTAAGCGAATTAACCCTCTGCTGACTCATGCCGCTAAGGAATGCAATATCCCCCTCGCTCATACCTAACTCCATCAGCACGTCCACAAGCACCACGCGCGCCACCACACACCGCTCCGAGCGACAGTTGGCAAGCGCATCAAAGTCAAGGCCGCTGGCTTGCATCACGGCTTCAACTGCATTATCGAAAATCTGTTGTAATTGTTCCATTGTCCATAAGTGATTTTGGTAAAAAATAAGCACAAAGGCAAGCACGGAACACATCACCATGCGCCCATGCTTGCCAAACAAACAACCCAACAAAATCACTTATACTTACTATATATGTTGTAATATAACAACACGCATATTACTATGATAAACAGACCGCCAACGGCCCGAATCCTCCACTTTGCAGGAGGCTTCTCCACCTTTGTCACCGCATCACGCACCGTAGCCTTGTGGCTTGTGCTGTTTGTGCGGTGTGCGCGGCATGACACATGACTGCTCGCACTAAGAGCGTCCTTGTTGTGATACACGCTGCGGTCGCGATACACATACTTCGTCAGCACCTTGCCAGCTGTGTCCACAACTACATAGGTAGTCATGCGGTCAGCCACACTGTCCACAGTTTCCATGTTGGAAACTGTCACAATCGTATCACGCACCATCACGCTGTCGGTCTTATACACTATCAGCGTGTCGTGCGTGCGCTCCATGCTCTGCACCACCTTGCGCGCGCAACTACTGTGCAAGACAACTGCACAGATAATTACGATTAAAAAACCACTAATTCTACGCATATTCTTGATTATATTTGTTATCTTTGCAGTGTTTAATTCCCATATAAAAAGGGCACATCCTAAAAGAAGCTCTTAACTGCCGCACGAGTTTTTCCGTGTGGCAGTTTTTTTATACGAACTTTCCATACGCAAAGTGGCTCACCCGATTTAGCCACCCATTAAGGTTCACCTTCTGGCTCGGATTCTTAGCAACAATAGCCTTATAAAACGCTATCCTTTCCTGCTTCAACGCCCCGAACAGCGGCAGCGGACTGCGAGTGTTAACCGCTTGCAAGGTCTGTTTGCCCATGATGCCATCGGCAGTCGTTTTAACTATCCGCTGCAAGTGCGTCACGGCCGTCTTGACTCCGCTGTTATAGGCCCAATCCACGAGAATGAAGGCGACACTCTTGTCCTGTATGTAGTCCGCCTTGCACTTGTCCCAGTAGTATCTCTTGAATATGTATTCCCACTCGGCGTCAGTAATGCGCTTCAAGTCCTCAACCGTCTTGTTCTGTCCATACACACTGCGGTAAGTGGCCAATGTCACACCCTTGTTAGTCGGCCCTCCCTTGTCAGCCTTTCTGTTGCAATAGCCGCCCTCGCGCTCCAGCACAAATGCCGCTAATTCTTTCCAATTTTCCATACGTCTAAACTTATTTTTCTTATCTTTGTAGGTGTTAATATTTTTTTTTTGACATGGTTATGTGATGGTTGGTGCGTTGTGAAACGCGCCAATTTTTATTCAGTTTTGTTCTCACGTTTTTCGCCATACACTTTAGTAATGCCAGCTGTAACAAACAAACTTGCCACGCTGCCTACGAAAGCACTAAGCCCCATAAGGTCGGTGTGTATTGTGTTACTGTTCATGACTTCCCATATCAGCACAAATGCCACACAAAGCAACAATACACACCCTATCATGGTAACAGCCACAAGGAAGAATGCCTTGCTGCTGTGACCACTATTCACACGTATCAGTTCCGTGATGTATCTCGTCAATCTCATAGACTCATTGTTCAGGGTGATTACTGCTTGCACACACAAGTTGAGGCGGCTGGCGATTTGGACAGCCAAACACCGTACACTTCTGACTCTCCGCATATTGTTGCTTAACCATCAATTCTGCCATTTCTTTTTTCAGTCGTGTAAGTTCATCGCGTTGCTCATTCAACTGCACATATAGCGCATCAATCTTCTCATTCAGTTCCTCTTCGTGCTTCACTTTCTCATCATACAACTTCTGCCATTGTGCGGCATATTGCGTGATGTTGTCTGCCTCGGCCTTACCTGCCTTTGCAGAAGCTTCTCTTTTCTTTGCATCGTAGAAAAGAAATACGCCAAGCACAGGTATAGCTACGCCTGTAACGATGGAACTGATAGTTTGTATTATATCAGTCAAAATTCGCCCTCCTTTCTCCTTACATAGGCTTCTATCTCTCTCGCCACTTCAACTATCTCATCTGGCTTTATGTCGTTGCGCGAAGCCGCTATCTTTACGCACTCAATCCTAATTTCTTGCAGTCTGTTCATTATAATCCGAGTTTTGCTTTTATCTTATTCAATAGCTCCCTGTCCGCTGCCGTCATTACACCAGCCTTTGCGGTTGTCGCAGCCGAAATGCTTAATGTGCGCGTGCCGCCCGTGGTGAAAATCGGGGTGATTATCTTTACCTCTGTGGCTGTGGAGTTCTGCTCGCGCAGTTCAAAGGCGTCAATTCTGCGGTACACGTCCCACCTCATCAGCCCGTTGCCGCCCGTCCATACAGTCGGCAGCCACACTTGGCTGTAGTTTGTTGCGTTCTCGTCATTCTCGGCTCCCCAGTGCTTGATGCGCAGAAACTTGTCGTAGCCTCCATTTTGGTATATCCACATTTTTGCGCCCAAAATGGTGCGCGGGTTGTCGGCAGAACCTTGCGAGTACACGTAATTTGCCGTAGTCCCCGTTACACTGCTCTGCACTGTCGGGGGCTTGATTGGTGTCATCGGTGTATTCCAGCTGCCCCACTTGCCGCCTTGATAGTAACGGACTGCAATGGTCAAGTTGCCCGTGGTGTTGATTGACGCAATGCTCGTCTTTGCTGAATTGAACGTAATGCTGCCTTGTATCGTCTGCATTAGCACGGTGTCACCAACATTCAGATTAGAGAATGTCACAAACAACGGAATGCCCCAACACTTCACGCGGTGCAAGCCCTGTGCAGTCTCAGCATTGAACGCGTCAAGTTCCTTGTTTAGCTCGTCAATGGTCGTTACATTATCGTGCGCAATGAGCCATTCTGCGGTATTGGCCAATGTTTTGCGCTCTGAGGCGTTGACAAGTCCGTTCCTTATCGTTGAATAGGGTATGTATTTATTCTCCCCGTTATCGTTTATCACGACCATCTCGCTGCCCGTCAGACTCGTGTCCTGCGGTAGCGATTTTAGTACGTCTTTGAGTTTTACTGTTGCCATATTGTTAAGGTTTTATTGTTCCATTATCAGAAGGACCAGTTGTCAGTGGCACTTTAGTCCATGTCATCTGTCCTATATTCGTGTTGTCCTTAATGGTAAATGAAGGCTTCTCTATACTGCCGCTGCCAAGGTCGCTGCTCGTACTGCCTTCTTCTACGAGCCAATAGAAACTCCCGTTTCCTTCAATACAGCCAGTTAATATGACAGCCTTACCAGTCATGAGTCTGTAATTGGATATTGAACTCTTGCCTGATGACATAGTCGAATCCTTTTTGTATAGTGCGCCTGGTATGCCAGTTTTTATGTCTATTATATTCTGTGAAAGAACTTGCGGCATCTTGTTTATAATATAGAACTTATAATCAAGAAACGCTATACTTTCAGCATAATCATCAGGTTTATTACCATAAGGAGGGAGAGAGATTTTCCTTGTGCCGCCTATTTCGTATGACAATACGACTATTGGGTTAATAACAAAAAAGTTCGGTCTGTAATAGCTGCCTTTTAGTTCAAATGCTTTATTCCATTCATTTTCATTCGTAACTTGTGTTAGCCCCTTTAGATATGACCCTACAAGCAATCCGTTTACTTGTCCGCTCTCGCAGAAGATATTCCCATGAAACGCATACTTCTCGTTCTTCGGGTCAATTATCACACGGCAGATGTTCTTAGAGATGCCATACAGCCCAACCACATTCGTGTCCTTGCCGCCAAGGTCGAAGCCCTCACCGCTCATAGCGATACCTGTAAACTTTCCGTCTGCGTCCTTTGTACCAAATGCGGCATTCTTCGCGGCCACATAATCCGCACCAAGTTCGGTGGTCTGTCCGTCCCACTGACGCACCCATGATACCTTGTCTATCGCAATATCTGCAATATCGTTATCGCTCCTCGTCCATGCACTTGCAGCCTTGCCAACTTCAAGCTTCGGCTCTGTAACGTAAGCACACGGAACGAGTAAAATATTTTGCGGAACTTGCTTTGTGATAACACGGAATAGGCAAAGGCAAGTATCTGGCAATTTGGCTGCCGTCTTGAATGTGACAATGTGGCGTACCCATGTACCTACTGTTGGCTGGAATTTAACAGCACCATCTTTTGGAGTGTCTTGCTCTTTCCCGTCAACAATCATCTTCTCTGTGGTGTCAACCATAGTAAGGCCATCGGTGGCCCATGTCCATAGGTAGGTGTATACTGGATTTGCAACTCCACGACCATTCAGATAAAACGATAGCGTGTACCAAGTTGATGGAGCAATTTGGCTCTTGACATTTTGCTGAAAAAAATCAACATTCGAGTCAGGAGTCGGCAAATCTCCATTTATTTTGAATGCAGTTTCAATCTGCACCGCACCATGTCCGTTCAACCCCTCGGCCCTCGTACCTTTCAAAGCAAAATACTTGTCGGGATTTGGCACATTGTCAAACGTTTCTTGCTTGAACTCGGTATAGTCAAGCAGATTGGGGCGCATATTCTCTCCGTCCGCACCATCTTTCCCAGGCGCACCGTCTTTCGCCATATAGCTCACGCTGTAAGAATACGTACCATCGGGCCATTTCGTGCGCGTCCACAGGTATTTGCCCACTTCCGATGGCGGCACGCTGTTTAACCATGTCCCCGTTGGCGCATTAACTCCGCTGCTGCCTATCTGATAGGTCACATTGCTCTTGCTGTTAGCACCCCACTTTATCACCACATCACTGCCTATTGTGACAACACCAGTCGTAGGGTCGTACGTTATTGCTCCTCGTCCAAGGTTAAAATAACCATCTTCGTCAAAGACATAGTTGTCCCCGTTTTTATCAACAGATATTATCGTGCCTTTAGACATGTACAAGCCAAATTTTTCGCTATTTGGAATGCGGCCAAGGCTGCACACTATCTTCTCCGAAAATGACTTCTCGTTGATGCCTTGAAGCAAATCAATCGTAGGCACGCCTTTTTCGGTAGCATGGAGGTATATCGCATTTTGTCGACTCTTTACTGTTGTGTTGCCATACTGCACAATCTCGTCACCAGCCGCAGGCAAGTTCATCGGCACATCGTTTCTCTCCACCCATTCCTTTTCTTTGTCCTGTTTGATTTCACCAAGAAACTCGCTTGCCATGACGGTAAACCAACCCTCCTTCATGTTTGCGCTCTCAATCTTCACCCAGTAGCCCTTTATGCCTTTGGTCACGCCGTCAGAACCTACCTCCACGCGCTGGCAGCGTATAAGATCATTCTTCATGAAGCCGCCATATCCGTGAGTGGCTTCGCCTTCAAGCTTTATGAGGTAATATTGGTTTCCGTGTTCATCGGTGCGCAGACTCACTTCCTTCACCTTACCGCACGCCTGGCTGATGCCGAGCGAACCGCATATCGCACGCACTTGGTCTATTATCAGCTCATGCGCAATAAAGGCTTTTCGCACCTTTACATTGTCTATTTCCAGCGTATATTCGGGGCTTTCTTCCGAGCCGCTGTTGAATATCTTCCACCCATGACCCATGAAGTCCGAAGCAAAGTATTCTTGCATCTCGCACACCACCTTGCCGAAAGCGTTAAGCACCTTGTTTCCTGTGCTTCTTGCGCTCCCTACAAATCCGTTGAACCATGTGCTAAGTAATCTTGCCATATCTTTTATGTTAATTCTTCGTATTCTGTTATGCCGTCGGCAGCACCAACATTGGTCGAAAATGCGTCTATTCCTTTGTTGAATGTTATCTTTCCGCTCGCTTCATCATCGCCCACCTTTGACAGGAAGTTCAGATAGCCATATCGCGAAATTTGGTTCAACAGAATAGTGCTTGAAGTCCCTTCGCCTGTCGACGCGTCCATCATTGTTGGCAACTGCCCGACACTTCTGTTGACGCTTACAGCCTTCTTGTCATCTTGCAATGATATTTCTACCAGGGGTATCAGACTGTCTTCTGACTCTGTTATCTTCAAATTGCTTATAAATATACTCGACGCAATACCTAAATCCGAAGCTTCGTCAATCTCCATTCTGTCGCCCTCTTTTATGTTTGTGTAGATACTTTTCGCGCCTAAACTTACATTCGCATCATGCTGCCTGGCTATCCACAAATTATCTACCACTGGTGTATACGAGAATTTTGTCTTGTCGTTCTCCTTTAGGTAGAGCAACGCGTATTTGAGCAAGCGTTGCGAAGCTGCCTTATAGTACACGTCGGGCATCTTGATATTCAGTATCACAAACTCGTCGCCACCTGCTATCGGACTTTGAGAGTTCGGATATAGGATATTCAAATCGTTGTCCGATTTCCTTATTATTGTCAGCTTGTACTTGTTGCCATCTCGTATGCAGTTTTTTATGTCAAATGTACGGCCAACACACTTCCCACTTTTCAAATAGATGTTTGGCGTTTCCGAACCCGTGCGGTAGTCCCAAATATTAAAGCCTAAGTCCTTTATCCACACAAAGGTTTCTGAAGCTTGCCCTGTATTATAGTCGCTGTCGCCGTTGTCCTCTATTTTGGACGATTTTGCCACTTGATTCAACTTGCCGTTGTCGCCATCGTCCAACACAGGATATATGCCAGCCTTGTTCAAATCTTCTACCGTCATATCCTCTATTGAAGGATAGACGTTGTAGTCGGTCACTTCGTTGTCAGTGCCATCAATGTACACACTGCCCTCTCTAAGACCAGCTATCTTCTTTTGAGGACTTTCTATGTACACGTCATTGCTCGTCACTATAAGTTTGTAGCCTTCATAAGCCTTGTCCACATAACCGCAGTCTGTCTCTCCAGCACCATTCGGGAAACCTGGGAGCATAAGCCTTGTGATTGCCATGTTATTTGGATAATTGGCCGATGTTATTTCGCCCTTGTGGTTTTTTACTATATAGTTGTAGTTCAAAGTTGAAGTACCTCCGAATGACAAGGTGACTCTCCCTCCCGACTTGTATTTGAGCATGTAGTCATAGAAACTCTTGTCTCTTACTGCATAACTATAAGTTTTCTTTCCATCGTTCTCTGATGCGAATACGGTGGCATATACCACTTTGTTTCCATCGTAGGTTATCGAAAGTGTCGGGTTCGCATATCTGTCAAATATCATCATATCCTCATTTCGAGGAGCATTCTTAACATTGCAACTATATGACAATCCGTCTTGTGCCCATTTGTCGTGTAATGTTATCTTTATTACATTATTATACTCAAAAAATAATAGCTCAACGTCCGTCGGTACTACATACTCTCGCATTATTTTCATGCACAGGTATTTGTAGTAGTTTGTTGGCACATTGGTAGTGTTACCAAAAGCACGCAAACGGGTTATTACTTTCTGATTGGTGTCGGAAGCACGAGTTATCGACAACAACCCACGGCCTATGCCACAACTGAACACATGGTCTATATTATTTGACGTAGTGCCTATCGTGACTGTCCTGCCGCGGATAATGAAATTGGTCTTGAAAGTGGTGTTTACAAGCAACAGCGCGTCCCAAACGGACTGATTGCTGATACTTATTTGTATGTCCTTGCGAGAATCTTCATAGGTCTTGTCTATCTGGATAGTCCACACATTCTCACCATAAACCCTGTCAAGGTTGGCTTGTATTCTCTCTGCAAGGTTCTTTACCCCCTCGCAGTAAAACGAAAAGGTGGGGAGCGCGGTCCAGTGTATGTTGTTGTCCTTCTTCACCACGTCAAGGAAGTCGCATCTCACAAGCTCGTCTGACACGGACATGAACTGCACGTTTTCATACGCAAAGGCATTCTTTGAACCGTTCCTCGAGCATTGCTTCTTCGACGATGGCAACACGTTGAGATAAAAACGTTCAAGTCGGTAATCTATATAATCACCGATTTCAAAATTTATAGGCGCATGGCTCTCAAACGTGATAGTCAAGGAGCAGCTGCCCATGTATTCGCCGTTGTATTCAACTCTCTTGGTAGTCGCCTTTACCGTCTTGCCGTCAGAGCTGTATACCTTCCACTCTCTTGTCATATCTTGTCTGTGATTATATTGTTGCCCTTGTCGTCTGTTATCAGATTGCCGTTCTCGTCTACAATATAGGTGTAGAAGTCCTCGTACATTCTCTCATACTTGGTCAAGTGGAACTTCAACGTGTATTCTACAATATCTCCAGCCACAGGGTCTGAAAACGTGTCTATATCTGAAATGCCCATGAAATAGCAAGCACCCCAACCTTCTTCCGCATAAGAGCAATAGACTGCAAGAAAGCCGCTGCGCAGATAATTCAAAAGTTGTATCTCCGTGTTTGTCCATGAGCCTTCCGTGCCTTTGTAGCACAATTTGACCTCAAAATCCGCGCCTCCGAAATGCAAACCGTCGGTGGGTATGTATACGTCCTCTCCTTCGGTGTCTTTCCACTCGTTTTTAGGCAGCTCTTTCGTCTCCCACGATGGCATAGTCACCTCCAAAACGCCAGAATTGAAGTCCTTGGCGAGGCTCTTCCGTATTTTCTTGGTGTTTACCACCAACAGGTCGTATTTCGCAGTCATATCATTCTCTTTTTACGCAAAATGCCCGATTTGGTGGCACTTCTGTTTCACCAAAACGGACATCTTAACCACTTTGCAAATATACAAATTACATTGAATATATGCAATCAGATGGAATAATTATACATTCTCGGAAATCTCCTTGTTGACTTCTTCTTTCGTCTTTACTTCGTCAATTATTTTCTTGTTCTCTTCGTCAGTGACTTCCTCTGACTCTCTTGTTTTCATGTAGTGGTCCACAATCTTCAAGATGTCTTCTGTAACGTCTGCATCAACAATGTTTGAAGCACAATAAACCGATGTCACAAAGGCTACTGCGGCATTTAAGTCATCTTCGGTACGTTCCTCACCGAACACGCATGAGTACAACAGGGTGTGTCCCATCGTGCCAGGAGCATAGCCTATATACCACTGCTTCGACACGGCATATACGGTGATGACACCCGTATCTTCGTCAAGCATGTACAGAAAATTGTCAATCTGCACGTTCTTAACCTCTTTCTTCTCGGCATTTGCTGCCTCATTCTTCTCGGCATTTACTGCCTCGTTCTTTTCTTCTGTCATTTCTTCTTTATTTTATAGTTAAACAAATCATACGCCATCGCCTGCGACATCTTCAAATTCTGCGTCATCTTGCAGTTTCCATGCCTCCAGCGACAGCTCATTGGCAGTATAGGCTTCCACCTCTTCGCTGAAGCCGTACACCTTGTATTCTATCCCTGTCGCTGACCTCCTTCTGTTCTGGCCGCCAAAGCCAAGCCTTGTCATGGCCCTGCCAAAGGCAACTTGCGTCACGTCCTCAAAACTGTTCTCATTGCAGAATGTTTCAAGGCTCTTTCTCATCGCGGCAGAGGCTACCCATCTCGGACGTTCGCCCTCCGCCCTCGGCGATGATGACAGATGAAGGTGCATGACCCATGCCAAAAGTGGGTTGCTCATACCGATGGACATCAATTTCTGACGCTCGCCGTTCTCACTCCTCGGGAACTTGTATCCATGAAGCTTCAAATATCTGCCACCCCTCACTATCCAGTTCAGTATGCCAGGGTATTCTTCTTTCAGTTCCTCACCAAGGCTCTTGTTCTGCAAATGCTCTGGTATCGTCTCATTGAATATCAAATACAGGAAACGTCGGAAAAAGCCATAGCTCTTGTCACTCGTCACTGGCAAATTGTTGAAATTGAATATCTGCCATGGCACATTGGTTATTGTGAACACATTGCCCCTCAAAAATCTCGCGTGCTGCTCCTCACCACTGATATAGCTCTTGAAAGCCGCCTCCTTGCCAAACAGTTCCCTCTCGCTTACCTCACCACTGTAATTTATATATTTGCCCACAAGCTGGCACCTGGCACGCATGCCCTCATCACCATCTTTCAATATCGCACCAATACCCATGGTGCTGATATTTTCCGCACCATAAACACCACGCACAACGTCGTTTATCACGCTCTTGCCATTAGAACCATTGCCATACAAGGCCAAACAGTTCTCCACCTTAGCACCCATCTCACGCCTGTTCATGGTCGTCAAACCTAAAAACATCTGCAACAACAACCTGCTATTCTTCTCTGGCAACACCTGCTTCAAAAAACTCCTCCACAACGGACAATCTGCCTTGGGGTCAAAGTCGTAGTCGTGCAAATACACCACGTCCCACTGCTTGCCAAAAGGACGTATGTCACCCGTCGTCATGTCTACAACACCATTGCGGAAAGCACGTATGTTGAACCTCGGGTGCAACTCTCGCTCCATCTTTACAGCCAAACGTACCTGCTCACGCAACATGCCCATCTTCGAGCGGACTCCTGCATGGACACTCATGCGCTCTGTCAACTTCACCAAACTCCAATACAACAAGTCTGAATCCACTGGCTCGTATATCTTGCCGTTAAAACAATAATAACGACCACCAAACCACGCAAACATACTGTGAGCATACGTCTGGTATATCTCAAAACCTAACATGGCAGCACGAGCGGCGTAATTCTCACTCGCAGAACATGCTAACTCCCACCTCGGAGCATCACTGTTCTCTACCAAGTCTACCAACAACATTTCTCTATCTATCATACGTTAAATCCTTTAACATATCAACTTTCCTGCCAAAACAGCTGACAAATACCGATTTTTCGAGCTTTTCCTGCCTCCAAAAAACACCATTTTCCAACCATCTCGCAATTATTCAAAATGAAACACTTTTACTCTCACAGTATGGAAAAACAGAACACTTTGACACTCAAATTATTCCCATTTCCGCACTGAATGTTTAATAGTACCCACCCCGTTAATACCTCGCACTTTCCTTGCAAGCCAAAATACAACTCATGGATAACTATGCAAATATACATATTTTATTCAAAACGCCCAAATATCAATGATTTAGAGATTTTGACATATACACTAAAACATACACTAATATGCTCCTCAACTTACATTTCGTTGTTTTTTACCATGAATGTACCTTTTTATAAAATGAACGATTTTCCCGAAAATCAAGAAAACACAAAACACAAGAGAGAATAGAAATATATAGGGTACGAAAAATTAAAAAAAAATAGACGGGAGGTGACATTCTTTCGATACGCCCGCACAAAAGGGGGTGGTATGGGGTGTTTTGCTATGTTTTACCCTGTTTTGCATTGTCGTAACGCCTTAATAATCATATATTTGCTATATTATACGCGTAATATAGCACAACGCGCACTTTGTCGCTTGTGGAGGGCTGCAAATGTCAGTGACAGACAAACACAAAGCACACCAACAAACAACACGACACGCCCCAATCACGGCTAAAATACGCGTACCTTTGTGATTGTGCTCTCCTCCCTTTGTCTGTCTGTCCTTCTGTCTCTTTGTCTGTCTGTCTCTTTGTCTGTCTGTTTTTCCTTTCGTTCTCGTCCCGTTTTGCCTGAATACGTGTGTTAACAACCAGTTAAATTCATATACAGAACGTTAAACATGAAGATATTAGAAATTTATTGTCTTGTTTGTTTGGTTGTATATTTATTTAGTTGTAAATTTGCACATATAAATAAAAGGCCAAAGCGTTGGCCGCTGCATTGCCTCTGGTATGCAGTAAGGAATAAAAAAAGTGCCCTTGGTGGTTGCCGCCACCAAGGGCACGGAAAACTACCAAATTTGGCAGCGTCGTAGCGACGTTGCAAAGGTAGTATTTTATTTCCGTATTTTGAAATATTGAATAACTAAATACTACAAAATCATGAATGAATTAAAGACTTTAAGCAGCCTTAAGAAAGGTGCCGTAAATGAGTTAAACAGCTATTTTGCAAAACCCACCGAAGTATTTAAGGCCCTCCGAGAGATAGCAAAAGACAAAGATAGTAGTTTGTACGCTATCCTTTGCGAGTTGGGTGTAAAACCCTCAAAAATAGGGTTTGCAAGTTTCGGCCGCTTTTGCGTTGATTTTTGTGGAAATGCTGAAATAGTAAGCGAGTCCGTTAAAGTTGTAAGCGGTGTTACTTACAAAAGCTACACACTTTGCAACAAGACACCGCAAAGCTACATTACTATTTTAGTACAACTTTTGCGCGAAAAGAGACAGTGCGAAAGCAACACCGCAAAATGGCTGAAACACTTTGAGGCACGCAAAACACGTGAAACAAAGGCAAACGAAAAGCGAGAAAAAGCACTTGCAAAAATGGTTGCTGAACTTGTAAAATGTGGTTTGCCCGCTGAAATAGCGAGGGCAAACGCTGAAAACATTTTTAAAATTGCCTGAATTTGTAGACCTCCCAAAAAATGGGAGGTCTATTTTATTGCCCTATATGGTACACGGATTCCGTTCGATTCGGAGTTAGGGCACAACATATTACAAAGCACTTTATAAAGTGCTTAAAGGCGTGCAAAATGCACGCTGCACGACTACAGACCGCAATTTGTTGGCAGTTGGCCGCGTTGGCTGATAGCTTACAAAGTGCGTGCAAAGTGGGATAAATAGCCGCGTTGGCTACCTACTTATGCACAATCTTTGGCAAATTGTATGGAGGTGGTACGGCAAATTCGCTCTTTGACTTATTGTAACAAAAAATATTGGTTTGCCTGTAATGTATACAGGCGTGCACGCACTCGCTTAAATAGTTCGGGGTGCGTGCCGAATCATCGTAACTATTCGCGTGCTATTTTAGTGCGTTGCTGGCCGTTTTAGATAGGTTGAATCTAAATACATAATTACGGACGCATCCGTGATTGATTCGGGTAATTTTGACGGCTTTATACCTTCCTATTTTGTACACAAAATCCGAAAGGAACAAAAGTACACGCGCCCAAATTGGGCCGTATGGTAAAAATAGGGCAAAACTTTTCCCTCGTGTAGGGGTTTTAGGCCGTGCCTTTATGGCAAGGAACGGACAAACAGCGGAAATACAAAGAGAAACAAGTAATTTTTTTGGTGGAATGGTTAACCACCTGACGTAACACGTACGCACGCGAAAATTCGTGCGTACGTGCAAGTATTAACCAATAAAACAAATAAAAAATGAAAGCTATTGAATTATTGAAAAGAATCGCGAACGTTAAAAATGGTAATAAGGGTTTTTACTGCAATCCGTACGACCTCGGCAAAATGGAAACTCTTTGCGGCCAAGTAGACGATATGGCTGCATATTACCTTACAGAAAACCCATTAAGAGATGGGTTAAATACCGCGATTCCTGCTGACGTGGTTTTTTATGGTGCTATTTACACCATCTCTTTATTTGAGGTAGAACCACAAAAGCGTACATATTACGCCTATCCTCGTAGAGGATTAAAGGCATTCGGGTGTTTGATGCACCCGAATGCTACGAAAACCAAAAAACCAATCATTATGTATTATTTCTTTGTTGTGTGCATGTTCATTGCAGCATACACACATAACGCACTTGCTTTGTGCGTTACTGCAATACCTGTAATTGTACAGGTTACTAAAATGTTGTACAGGATTTCCAAAAAAACCGATTAAAATGTCGCCTGCAATTTGGTTTGCAGGCGATAGCTTTTTATCAACCCATTAAAACCAATTATTATGAAAGCTACATTAAATTTCAGTTTCGGACAGGTAAAAATGTCTTCACGTCTTGTAGATGGTGATTATCAGTTTTCAGAAGATGAATCGAGATATAACCACCATTACCGTTTTATGGTTAGAATATCGTATGACGGAAAATGTAGATATTTCAGTTATTGGACATCTTACAATGACTGGCGAAACGCAAAAGAGAAACTTGACGAGTCCGACTATAAAAACGCACTAAACTGCATATTGTCGGACTCATACACTGCACAGAATACTTTTGAGGACTTTTGCAGCGAGTTCGGTTATTCAACCGATTCTATAAAAGCATTAGGAACGTACAAGGATTGCAAATATAACTCCAAAAAGATAGAGTCTTTATTCTCTGGTTTGGATTTATTGTCGATTCAGAACGAACTCGAAGAAATGATGTAAAAACCGACACACCTCTTGCAAGGTGTGTCGGTACATTGTTTAACTACTTAAAACCAATAAAAAAATGAAGATTTTTAGCGACAACAGTCTGAGAGAGTTTAATTTTTGGTGTGGCGCAGAAGAAAACGCAAAAGAATTGTCAGGGGAACAACTTGACAACCTTGAATTTATTCTCGAAGATTTATATCCCGATGGCATAGACGCAACCACATTGAATGATATAATGTGGTTCGAGTTCGATACCATCAAAGAATGGTTGGGTATCGAGGACGACGACGAAAACGAAGATGACTAAAAACAGGGTGCGCATTGTCGAAAGTGCGCACCCTGCAAATTATAAACCAATTAAACCAATTATTATGACATACGTAGTTAATAACAACGAATGCGGAGACAAGAATTTCAAAGTGTACCTGTGGACAGGTGCAGGCTACAATGTAGCCATGTTTGATGTCTTCGCATTTAACGAAGAACACGCATTGGAGTGCGTATTAGCGTATTGCGAGGAAAAAGCCCTTTGTGGGCTGTATACCACAGAAGAACAAATAGACGAAGACCTTACAGACGAAGAACGGGACGAACTATATTACTACATCGACCCCACAATGGAAGATAAAAAGGCATTCCCTGCATACGTCCTTCTTGAAAATCTTATGATTGAAAAGGTTGCATAAAGCAACCTGCGTAGTGTTTAGTAGGCTGTGCGGCTTATTGTCGCACAGCTAACTTTTTAACCACTAAAAACAAAAACCAATTATGAAAAATTTATCAGAACTCAGCACAAGCGAACTGCTCAACGTAATAGAGGATAACGAAACCCTGTCAAACAGGCTTTACGAACTCATAGAGCAATCCGCTATGGGTTGGGTAGGTGAAAAGTTAGAAGTAATTAGAAACTCTCTTAAAGATTGGAGCATAGGTTTCTATAATTACAACTTCCTCGATGTCGTTGACTACGAAAAGTTTGTGGACTCACTCGTAGAGTATAAAGGCATTTTCGGCCTGTCAGACAAGGCTGACAAACTATTGTCGCACTGTCTGAAACTGCGATGGAGCAACCTTTTCGATTACTATGCCGAAAGGCTGAAGGATTTAATCCTCGATGAGGAATTTAACAGCGAAACGGATATAAAATATGACAATTTGGAGGACTACACCGAAATATACGCTGACCAATTCGATGACTACCTAATCAATGACGATGGCGAAATTATCCAACAAACCATTGTTGGGCATGTAGCATAACAATGCTTGGGCGTATTTGCACACGCCCAAGCAACGATAAATTTTATTAACCACTAAAAACAAACCAATTATGAAAAAGTACTGCGACGCAAAAGGATTCACTATGATTGACGGAACGCTTACAGAAGTGACATTGAAAAAGTTAATTGCCACACGTAATAGCGTCGAAGACACGGATTATGTCGTAACAACATTTTTCCAAGGCCCTGACGGCAGAGGGTATAACACTCAAAGCCCGACAGAGTTCTTAATGTATTACAGTCCCGAGGATTACGAAAAAGGACAAGAATTGGGCTATGAAGTTAGTAGCTCGCCTTTCTACATTCGTCCCGACGGATTCAGTGGCATTGACGAAGCATGGATTTTCGTTGACGGAGAACCTGTGACAATAGACCTCAGACCTTTGCAAGTAGTTTACGACTACGAACAAAGGAAATGGCTCTTGCAAGGCGTTCCTCAAACGAATATCTTCCGTACTAAAGAAGGATGCCTGTCTTTCAACGAGTATGACGTAAAACATGCCGACGGCAGCGTTACAAAGCGTGTCGGTATCAACAAACTCGTAATGCTCGACAACGACCAAATGGCGTTATTCGACACGCTGAAACAGACAATTCAGCAACTCAAAGACAACAACGTATTGTTGATGCCTGACTGCGATGGCGACATAAGAGCCTTTAACCTCCGCAATGTCAAAGAATGGGACTGCGATTATGACAAACCCGAAGAAGAAGGCTTTGAAGAAGTGTCACGCGAACACGATTCCTTCCAAGGAATCAGCATTCCAGCATATTCCTTGGATTGCCACCTCTGCATGAAGCGTAAGTAACCACATTCCCCACGTCCATTGTCGGGCGTGGGGAAACGTATTATCAACCACTTAAAACCAATTTACAATGAAACAGAATAAAAACAAAGTGCCTGTTTATTATGCGTATGTGGCCTCATCTCCTTTCAATGGCGAAAGATTCGACCTCGAAACGCTGAATTATGACAGCCTTTTGCAACGCATGATTCCTCGTGACAAAGGAAACATTTGCCTTAATTTCGTTTTCAGCAAGCTGCGCAAATGCGACAAAATAATGTCGGAAAATGAAAGGTACGCTCTCATAATAAACAATGCACCTTTCGGAGTTAGGCTCGATTTATATCGCAAAATAACGGAAAAGGAAATAAAGGAAACTATTCAGCGAGTGGGTGTCACCCGTTTCGCCATCAAAGAAGTACAAGATATTGCAAAATCAATGGGACTTTAAGCACATTTGCCGTGTGGTCGTAAAACTACACGGCAAACCATTTTCAACCACCTAAAACCAATCCAAAAATGAAAAAGTACAAATTAACTGACGAAACAACTATTGCCCTTGGTGTTACACTTTATAGAATTGTAGCACTAATTGACTTTGCTGACGTGAAAAAAGGCGACAAAGGAGGATTTGTAAAATCTGAAGAAAACCTTTCACAAAATGGCGATTGTTGGGTCTATGGAGATGCTAAGGTATTTGACAGAGCCAAAGTCTTTGAAGATGCTAAGGTATGTGGCACAGCTGAGGTATATGGCGATGCCGAGGTATATGGCAAAGCTCGAGTCGATAATAAAGCTCGAGTCTTTGGCAATGCTTTTGTCTTTGGCAATGCTTATGTCTTTAGCTATGCTGAAGTCTGTGACTATGCTATTGTCTGTGAAGATGCTGCCGTACATGGCCATGCTGCTGTCTTTGGCGAAGCTACAATAGGCGACAGCGCTCGTGTATGGGGCAATGCTGAAGTTTATGGCAACTCTGAAATATGTGACAATGCTCATGTAGGTGACAATGCTGAAGTCTGTGGCAATACTAAAGTCTTTGGAGATGCTGGAGTCTTTGGAGATGCTGATATCTATGGCGATGCTGAAATAAGTGGTCAAAGTGACTACATAGTATTCAAAAATTGGTGGAGCAGCGGACGTTACTTCACTTGGACACGAAGCAACAACAAATGGAAAGTTGGTGACTTCTATGGAACTGGCGAAGAATTGATAAGGAAAGCCTATGCCGATAGCAAAATGAGCGGAAAAGAGTACGAACGCATCGTGAAATATGTTGAGAGTATACTCAATGATGATGCTATTTCTATCTGATTTTGCTAATCTTATGAAATGAAGAAATCTTATTGCGTATCACTTTTGTCGGTGATACGCAAACTTTGTATAACCACTTAAACCAATAAAGCAAAACAACATGAAAGCAAAAGAATTTTTGAAAGACCTGCTTCGATGGGATTTAGCCACTGGTTCAGCCTATATGAAGTCATCAAGCGAATTGAAGATAATCAGTGGCGAGCTAAAGCCAAGGTCGCTGTATTATTTCTCATTCAAAAAAAGTGACTTGATGGCCGAGCCTGACGTAACGCTTACTTTAGGCGGTGGAGATGTCCAGTACCTCTGGAAAATTGAGTCGTGAAACACGCGGAAACGTTTCTTGAAACGCCTGCCGCATTTGCAAGAAATGTAATTTTTCAACAACTAACTTTATTGTCGTGTGGCCTTAACATCACACGACAAACCTTTTTATTAACCAATTAAAAACAAACCAATTATGATGACCTACAACGAAAACTCATGCGAAATTTTCTCTACTAATGAAGCTTTCTTCTTCGACAAAGAAAATGGTCAGCTTCTACAAGTCCAACTTGTAGAAACCGTTTTCGAGCGAGATAGCAAGTCCTCGGAGACTGTGTACGCAACAACCTCCGCAAAAGTCGTAAATAGCGGTGAATTGATAACTATTGACGAAAGCGAGGTCTATGCCTCAAGGCTCGATTTTGAAAAAGGGAAACGTCTTGCATGCAGCACAAACAACCCGTTCAAATGTCTTGCTGCCTCGTATGGAAGTGACGTGGTTTGGACATTCCAGCACGGGTGTCCTGTTTCACAAAAAGTGTCGGATATAAAAGTTGTCAAATACGACTACGATTATGACCGATTCACAAGTACCGAATTACCCGACAGAGAACACATCTACCCAACAAAAGAAGAATGCCTCTCTTACAACGAATACGAAATTGTCGACGAGGAAGGAACTCGCACAATAAAAGGTTGTAATGCACTCATTCAATTAACAAGAGAACAGGAGGAACTTGTAAGGCAGTTCGAGAAACTTTGCAAAAAAATGCAAGACGAGGGTATTTTGCTCGCAAGTAATTGCTGCGAAGCATTCAGAGCATACAACGTGCGCGATTGTCAAGATTACGAGTTCTACTTCACAAACGAAGCATCTGAAGATTTTGAGCAATGCGACCGAGATTGCGGACGATACGTAAACGCACAAAACATCTACGAGAGCGGAGACGATTTTGAACTCTACATCAAACGCAAGTAATCCAATCCTGCCAAGTCGCTAAACACTTAGCAGGTACACAAACCAACTAAAACCAATTATTATGAAAGAAACTCTGTTAAAGACACTCCGTTTGAACAATCGCGACTATCTGAAAATTCTACATAGGACAAAACAGACTATTGTTGATTATGTCGCAAGCAAAGGCAATAACTACGAGTTCAAAAAATACTACGGCCACTTAATGACAAGGCATAGTAATGAAACTTTCGTAATCCGAAGAATATCCGTAAATAGAGGAATAGCAAACGTATATAGCGACTACAATTATTGGTTCTACTTAGATGACTTCGATTTACAAAATCTGAACAAAATAATTGAGGCGCTATCAATAGACGAGTGATTAAAATGCAGCATAATTTTGTTATGTGCTGCATACCTTATCAAACCAACTAAAACCAATTAACATGAAAAGTTTATTAGAACTATCCGAAGAACATCGTCAAATGCTTAACGACATCTCCGACAAAGACATGTGCGCCATCGAAACCTTCTTGCAACATCACGAAGGGCACACCTACTATTTCCGTTCAGCTGTCAAACTGCACGACATTGTCAACAATCTTACATTCAATGCCATCGGGGTAGGTATCACACACAAAGGGACTTTATCCGCTATAATTGACGAATATTATAGCATAGACCTCATGCAATTCGACTACCTGTCAATTAACAGGGTCTTAATGCAAATCGGCATGGAAACAGACAACAAGGTGAGCTGATACAAGGCAGCGCGAGGGGTTCGACTCCCCTCACACCTGCAAAACCAACAAACCAACTAAAAAAACCAATGCAATGAATAAAAATATTGCCAGCAATACACTTACAGCCAAGTTAAGGAATGACGCAATCTCATCTATCAATGAATATTGCAAAGAACTTGACTTCGACGGAGTTCTCCGCCTCAACAATCCTATACAAGGCTACAACGTCCACACAAATGAGCCTATTACCATTGTGGGTGTCCGTATTGGCACAGACAACGCTGCATTAAGTGTTGAAGCGAAAGGATATATCATTGATTATGCCTACGAATTACAGGACGCTGACGTTAACTCGCTGCTGTCCATTTCCGTAGCCATTATGGACGGACTTACTTATTAAAATCTCTCCTAATGTGGCATTTGGTTGACACATTGGGGCATCTCAAACCAACTAAAATCACGTACAACGCCAAAAATGGCATTGTCGCACACCCTCCGTATTACAAAAACAACTATATTTGCAATTAGTACAGATAAAGAACAACGCTGATAATATTTTTAATTCTATCATTAGTGGTGCGGATTTACTTCCATGCCACTAACCATGTTTAACCAATTAAAACCAATTAAAAAATGACAGCAAAGGAAATCGTTTATTATACTTTCAAGTACGGGCCTTTAGGTCCAAGTAAAATCAGCAAACTGAGTAAAAAATACACTTTGTTATCAGATAAATCTAAGGAAGCCATGGGGTGGAATACACTCGACAGATACATAAATTCGCACATCAAGCCCATAGCTTATGGCATGATTATCTGTGGCGCACTATGCGCCATCTGTTTTCTCGCCAGCATTGGCTCCGTATTTCTCGTCTCCGCATGTGAGTGGGGTGGTTCAGCAGGCTATGCAGCACTTCTTTTCATCGTCCTTTACATAGCCTCTATTTACTTCTACCAGAGGTTCTATTGGTACGAAATGCCTAAGTATAACATCGAATACAGATAACACACACCATCATGACTATAATTACTATTATTTGCATCCTTATTATTGCAACTCTCTTTTTCGGGGGTCTCTGGTATATTGCAGTACTCATCATCGGCATTCCGCTCGCCTATGGCTTGCACAAACTGCTCATGATGGTATTCGCAGGATATTTCGAGAATAAACTTCGGAAATATTGCAAAAAGAAAGGACTGACTTTCGACCAAGACGAACTGCCCGACTAAACAGTTTGTCAAGAAAAAACCATCACTTGTATTGCTATAAGTGATGGTACTATTACCAATAAAACCAATTCATGAAAACAACCCTTTATGAAGCATACAGGAAAAAATACCCTAACTATGCAGATAAAACCAAAGAAAGGTTCGTAACCTCCACAGGGTGCGATTTTACTTGGGACAACATGACCAAGTCTAACCTTTACGACTATGTCAGCTATCTAAAGACGGTTATGGCCAAGTCGTCAGCACGCACAATGTGCGCAATGCTAAAATCTGTCTTGCGCACCTACGAAGATGAGATTACGCTACCCAAAAATTGGGAAGATTCCATCTACGTCAAAAAGGAGGCTTCTCAGCAAGTATTCCTCTCCGACGACGAAATCAAAATGGTTTCTAACTACAACCCAACAACCGAAAGAGAGCGCATCGTGAAAACAATGTTTCTCTTGGGTTGCCTTACAGGGGCAAGACACTCCGACTTCTTGAAGTTCTCTAAAGCAAATATCACGCAGGAGGGCTTCCTGAGGTACGTGTCCATCAAGACGCACATCGAGGCTATTGTCCCCATAGCACCTATGGTTAACAGGTTGATTGACGACTTGTCTGCCATCAAAGACACTTCTATGGCCGACACCACATTCAACCGCATATTACGGGATATTTGCCAAAGTGTGGGCATCGACTCCGAATGCACGCTTTACAGGAGGGGCGAATTTTCCACGTCCAACAAATGTTGCTTTGTGTCATCACACACTGCACGCAGGTCTTTCGCCACAAATCTCTACCTTAGAGGGGCTGACCTTTACTCCATCTCCAAAATGATGGGACATTCCTCTGTCGACATGACAGCTGGATATATTTGTTGCGGACTACGAAATCTCTCTCCCGAAGTTAAAGATTACTTTGAACAATTTTGTTGAACCACAAAACCAAAACAACATGTTAATATCAGACCTTAAAGAAAAAGAAGCTCTCTACGAGGTAGTAGAGCCTCGCTATTTCGAGAAAGCCGAGTCTTTATCAGAGCAAGACGACCAAGGAGCTATTTATGAGTTCCTTTTGAAACTTGGCTCAGAGGACTACAAAGAGTGGCTATCGACACACGGAACTGACTACTATTTTGAAGTAGTCCGAGTAGACGGTTCTTTTTACGCTGTCGCCTATGAAGATTATACAACACCTGCATGGGCAGTAGAAATAGAACCAGTCAAATAACAAAAAGCCCCACCATCATGGGGTGGGGCTTACCACGAGATTTAATTCTCGACTCTTTATCTACAATAGTAGAAATTATGCTCATTAGAGCGTTTCAATCCTCAACCCTTGATAGGGTTGACAGCGCAAAGGTAAGCATAATTTCTACAAGTTGTATCTCTCAATCAAATTTAATCACTAAAAAATAGAAATTATGACCACCAATTTATCTTTATCAAAGGTCTTTGACACACTTGTAAAACGCGAAGATGGCATATTGCTTTGCAAACACAGCGAAATCTATTGTGGTGCATTCGGCTCTCAACTTTGCGATTGGGACATATATATCAAAGATGACTACGGCCAGCTTTGTCACCCCAACGAACAACTCAACTATTCTGATGCCTGGTTAGAGGACATGTACGAAAAAGTCGAACCAGGCGACGAAGACGACGAAACAATCTATATGAATACCGACTTTGGCGAAGAAAAAATTGTCGTTCGCAAACTTCACGAAATCCCATCAGACATATTGCAGACATTAGTCGATGTCGAACACGGCATCAATCGTGACGAAATCTGCATCACAGACGATGAGGTTTTGCAGGGCAAGGTATACCAAGCACCATGCTGCATACAACAGTCGTACCCAAATCGTCCCTACGAAGATGCCTTCCTTTTTGTAGGTGAGGACGGAGAAGAAGTCTACATCAAGCGCACATGCCCATTCTTTGAAGATGAAAGCAGAGATGTGTTTGAAGAAATAACTAAACAGGAATTTGAAACCTTCTGTTAGTAGTGAATTAAACGCTGCGCTATCGGCATGACGGGCAACCTTATGGCATATCTCAATCAAAAGCAATACGACTACCGCAGAGAGTCTGCTGCCGCACGCAATATCAATAACGAAGAAATTGCGGTTGAACATGGCATGAGCGAAGAGCAAGCTGAACTCATCTCCAGGCTCTGTGCTATCCGTCACGAGTTTCACTGCAATATAGACAACATTGTCAAAAGTGCCGACAACGACTCGATGTCTGATATAGTTGAAATAGAAAAGTCCATCAACGATAGTGGACTGCCCGAATTAGATATTGTGAGCATACTGCTCGACATTGACGACCTTGATGGACTTATCTACGAATATGGCGATGACGTACCCGACCACGACAGTCAAGATTTTCAGGATTGGTATGACGATAATTATGCTCGAATTTACAGCGAGCTTGAAGAAATAAATAAAAACATCGAAATTTACTTGTCAAACATTGATGCGAAGTACGGCACACATTGGTGTCCCACTGGTGCTCTGAGGGTATAAATCATCAAAACAAGTAACTCGGTGGCCTGCTACCACCGAGTTACACTTTATCAACCATTCTGCCTGCGCTTGTGCTTCACGTAAAGTGGGCAGTCCTTACACGTCAGCGGCAAGTAGGTGTGCACAGTCTTTTCCTCCTTGTCCACCTCGTCTTTTTTCATCTGCGTAAGGTCGGCATATTTCATCAAGATGTCTGCACGCTTCGGGTCATTCGCTGGCATCTTGAAAGCTATACGCACAAGTTCGCTCATCACATCTTCCTTGCTCATCTGTCTGGCGGCATCTATGCTGTCAAATTCTTCCTGTATGGCATTATCCACAGCCTTGCTCGCCTCCTTGTCCGCTTTCTTCTTTGCCTTCATTATGTAGTTGGCAAACACCTCTCTGTCTACTATCTCTTTCATTTTTTGCTTGTGCCATTCGTCACTATATGCAGCACCAGGGCCGTATATCAGCACATAGGCATCTTGCTCTTTCCAGCCCATCAAAGTCAAGTCGGCCATAGCTCTTTCTCGAGCGTCAAGCCCTATTTTGCCGTTTGCGGTCTTAAATCCTTTCGTATAATCCATATTTCAAAAAATAAAGTAGTACTTTTGTAGCGTCAATCTTCATTGACACCAAAATTTATTGGTTTTTTTGGTTAATAGTAGCCCAGGCTTTTAGCCTGGGCTTTTTTATGTCTTAATGCGAACTGCCTTGCCACCATTACCCAATGTCAGCACACTGTTCAAGGCCGATTGTATGTTCTTTGCAGCCTCAGCGTTCGAGCGTGTATTAGCTTCTATCAGCTTCGCTTGTTGCACAATGGCATTAAGCTGCTTCAGCTGCTGCTCTGCAAGCACATTCATCTGCGGAAAGGCTACCTCTACCACCTGTTTAAGCATATCTCTGCTCATGCTCACATCTGCGCGAATGGCGTTGATGTACGACGCAAGCAGCGAACCTGTCTCTTCTGTCAAACCCTTGATTGACGACGACATTGACGAAGAACTGCCGTTAGCACTTAATTTGCCTCCAGTGCGATTATCTACGCCTTTATATATCTTTTCGCCGTTTTCTACAATCTTCGTTCCTATCTTGTCGCTCCATTCCGAAATTATGTCTATTACATTGTCAATAGAGTCTGGGTCGTTCAAGTCGTAGGTGTCCTCTATCTGCTTCATCAGCTTCTCCACCTCTGGCATGATAATAGCTTGCGAAATCACATTCTTTACAATGGTATCAAGCAAATTGTTCACGCTGTTCGCAAACGCCTCTGCCGCGTCTTGCCCATTCTTGAAGGCATCAACCAAGGCAGATGACAAACTGTTAGAAAAACTCGTCAAATCAATGCCGTATATTTCTTTAAGCACATTCGATTTGAACTCGTTAATCTGGTCATTGAGTTCTGCCGCCTGAGCTTCATAATCCGAAGCTCTTTGAGCATCACCACTTTTACCGTGCTTTTCTGAGTTAGCTGCGCTCTGAAGGAGGTCTCTTTGCTTAACCATCGCTGCATATTGTGCTCCCAATGCAGATATATTCTTAGTTTTGTCAAAGCCCTCTTTTCTTAGTGCCTCCTTGCTATTTTCATTGGCCATTGAGTTTATTATCCATTGTCCATCATTCTCACTTATGCCTTTTATTACATTATTAACATTTTTGAAACTTCCAACATTGTTCTTCTCGTAACTTGCTACAAAATCTTGAATACTCGTATAAGCTCCATATTTATTAACCCTTTTTCCGATAGAAGTCGCTAAAGTTCCTGCTGTATTCGATTCAGACACTCGCCTTTCTGCTCTATGGCCAGTATTATCACGAAGAATCCCAGAAGCTTCTCCCATTGCCTGTGCCATGGCCGCTGCACCATCTGCAATGTCTCCATTATTGAAGCTATCGGCAGCCTTAAGCATGTCTTGCGCCACCGCAACAGCCGCATTTGCACCACTCGCAACCTTGTATGCTTTCGACGATTGTCCGTTTACCACACTGCCTTCGGTCATCTGCATCCACGAGCCTGTTATGCTGCCAAGGCTGCCCATGTCACTCTGTATCTTGCCTATGGTCTGCGAGGTTTCCTCAATCTTTTTCAAATGCTTCTTGGCTGCTTCCAAGTCGGTCTTGGCTGCTTCCATTTCCACCTTCCTGCGCTTCTCGTCGAACTTTAAACCCCTAAGTGCCATTCCGTGATATGAGTAACCGCTTTTAATCTTGTCGCCATTCTTAAGTTCATAGTCCTTCCTTGCAGTCGAAGCATTTTTATAGGCTACCATCTTGCTCTCGTAGGCGTCCTTGTAGTGGTCTACCACCCATTGCGCTGCACCCTTTCTGCCTTCAAGGAAAGTCTTGCGGCCCTTAGTCGTGTCGTTCTCCTTCTTCTCCTTCTGCTCGTCAAGCTTCTGCAAGTTGTCGTAATAGTCCTTTGCCGACATCTTGCCATCTTGAAACGCCTTGTCCAAATAGCCCTTTATCGTACTGTACACCGATTGCATGGTCTGTTCCGACATTGACAGCACGGCCTGGAAGAACATCATGTAGTTGCTGCCCTTCTGAAATTCTTCCCATTCCAATTTGCCAAGTTCTTCAAGGGCCTGCTTGTTACGCTCGCCAACAAGCCGCTCTACCACGTCTGGCGGAAGCTTCTCTCCCATTTTCTCATTTAGCTTCGCAAATCTGGCTTCAAGCTTCGCTATATACGATTGCTGCTTCTTAATTCCATCTTCATTTTTCCGAATAATCAAAAAATCAAGTTGTTCTCTTGCAAAATCAAGATTTGTCTTTGTCTCGTCATATTGCGCTTTTAATTCATTATACCCTCGTCCTTGCTCACGAATAGTTGCAACATCTTTCTGTTTCTTTTTCTCTACCGCATTTACCTTTTCGGCATAGTCTCTCGAACTCTTATACAAATCCGTAAACAGCTTGTCATTCTCACTCTTTATTTCCTTGTTGGCCTTCTGATAAGCCTCCACATATTTCAGCACAGGACTGTATGCCTCGGCATTGTACCCATACGCCTTCTTTATTTCTTCCGAGTTCATTCTTAATACATCGTCCCATTCTTCCACACCCGAAGGCGTATTGTGAGACATGACAAACCCCAATCTCTCATACATATCGTCCGCCATGTTCGCATGGTCATAATGGCCGTAGTCTTGACCGAACGCAAACCTTCCAGCGAGTTCTTTCGTAAACCCACCTTCTTGCAGCGTCTTGAACCTTGACCAAGCATCGCCAATCCTCTCCAAGGTAGCCTCCAAGGTCTTCACTTGCTCGTCAAGCTTGTCCTTGTCCACTTGGAACGATATGTCAAATTTTTCTCGCTCTATTTCGTCTATCAGCTTTTTCAGTGCGTCGCTTTTAGGCTTTATGCTGCCCTTCAGCTTCACAAGCATCTTCTTATAGGCTGCCACAAATTCCTCTCGGGTCTTTGCGGCATCGGGTATGAAATCTTTCTTGAACAGACCGCTATCCTTGATTTTATTCAAAGCACCCACGTCGCCATACAAGTCACGAAGCTTCTCAAACACGTCTTTCACACGCTTCAGCTGGTTGTATTCTTCTTGCTTCTTTTTCTCATATTCTCTTAGCTGCTTCTCTTCTTCTCTTTGTCGCTTTTCCCTGGCTCTTCGCGCTTTTTCCGCAGCCTGGTTGTCTTTCTTGTTTAATTTTTCTTCTGTCTCCGACAATGCCCAAGGATTTACTCTTCTAAGGGCCTCTTTCTCTTTCGCAATACGGTTTTCAATAACCTTTATCTCATTGTTTAGCCTTGCATTCTTCGCTGTTGTTTTTTTCAGAACCCTTAATTTTTCCGTGTCGCTTTCCAAACTGGACTGCCAGCCTTTTATCATTTCGTCTGTGCTCATTGCAGGGTCTGTCGGCCTCAGAAACGAGTAGTCCTTTTCGGTAGTTTTCCATAGTGGAAAGGCCGTGTCATAAGTCTCTTGCGCAGTACTTTTTACTGCTGTCTGTGGCGTGTTCAGCATATTGAACTGTATACCAATCCTAATCATCAACTCGCTCGATGCAGCATTACACATCTGTCGCAGCTTAGCCTTGTAACCGTCAAATTGTTGCGGAAGCTCGTCTATCATTCTGTTTATGGCTTCCTTTTGCGACTGGCTGAAACCCTTCGACAGGTCTTTCCCCTCAAAGAGCTTCTTTGTCTTGTCCTGCATCAAGTCTATCAGCGCGTCCATCGCTGTGCTTTGCTGCTGCCATGTCGCATCACTCGAGGCCCTATACCTGCTTTCCATTTCAGCTATCATGGCCTGTGTCTCCTCCGCACCAAGTTTATGAAGGTTCGCATAATCCTGTATGTACGACACCATCTGCATGTGTCCAGCGTCAGTCAATGCGGTTATTTTCTGACCGTTATTCAATGTTTCGGTCACAACAGCACTCGAGTCTGAGTTTAACTGCGCCATTATGACAGCGGAGGCTGACTCCATGTCTGCGGCGAACTCTTGATATTGTTTTTTACTTTTATCAAGAGCATCTGACAGGTCTCCCATTGAACTGTTAAAATAAAACTCCACAAAAGGATTCCTTTGAGTGTTTGGATATTTCTTGTTGAAATCTGCCACTGACTGCACGAACCCCTTAGAATCACCAATACCTTTATAAAACTCAAGTTCGCGCTTCAATTCCGCCAAATCTTTCCTATACTGCTTCGACCAGTTCTTATTTTTTAATCTTGCCCAATGGTCCTCCTGTTCGTTAAACCATTTGTCCATGTCGTCCTGCGACACCTTTGCCGACTCTTTCTCCACATCTCGCAGCGATTGGGTGTAATCCTTCACGTTCTGATACAGCTTGTCATCATAACCCCAGTCGTCTGTCTCGTCGTCTATCGCGTCCGACACCGAAGCCGCATTCAGCTTTACCTTGTTCGCAGCCGCGGCGGCTTGTTCAGCTTTCTCCTTCAAGTATTCCAACCTTTTCGCCATGTCTGTTATACTGTCCGCATGGTTCAAGGCAAAATCTACGTTAATGGGCGAGTTGCGCAACTGCTCGGTGTAGGCTTTCACAAGGTCTGCTATTTGCGTCTCATTACCCGTGTCTATCGCTATTTTAATAGGATTCGCCGCAATAAATTCTGTCAATTCCTTGTAAGCCTGCTTGAAGCCCTCTATACTGTCTTTCGCGTGGTCTTCACGCATGTTCTTGTCCTCCTTGTGGTCCGCCCACAAACTAAACGCTGTTGTCAAGGCAATCATCGGCCACATCGAAACAAGCATCGCTTTGATGGAAGAAGCTGCCATCAATGCAGTGTTCTTTATTGACAGGAATGCCATTTTTGCCCTTAAACCAATCATTCTGAATCCAATACCACACTTTTTAAGGTTGTTTGGCAGCTGGACGAAATGCCTGTTTAATATAGCCATCTTACGGTTAATTCCTTCAGCGGGGCGTATATAAGTATTTAACCAATCCTTGTCTTTAGCACTTATTATCCGCTTCCCTGTCGTGGGGTCTACTTGCGGCGCGCCCATATACAAGGGGGTGAGGTTGGCGGCACTCTGGCCTTTCAGTATCAGTCTGCGAGCCTCTCGGCCAGCCGCTCTCCTCTCTCTGTGCGCCATGCCACTGTACCACGAGCCATCTGCTCTGTAAAAGCCCTGACTGACATTCTTCTTGTTCATCGCAACAACAAGCTCGTTATACGCCTCAGTCTGTGCTCTAACCGCTATGGTCTGCTGGTTTATCATGGCCGAAGTCGAAGCCGCACGCTGGCTGAAAAATGCAGCCACACGCCCCTTGGCCGCGAGCAAACCGTATGCTGCGACCGCACCCATTATCACGTTTCCGTACAATTTCCAGTTTAATATCGCTTTCGTCAGCAAGGAAATTGCACCTTTCAACACACCCTTGTTCGATGTCTCTAATTCCGAGTAGGCTATCTCTATACTATCTTTCAGGTTCGACCACTTGCCAGCTACGCTGTCGCTAAGCTTCTCCTGCATCTTATAAAACTTGCCGCCCTCGCTCGTGTACTTGTCTATTATCTCCTTTACATCTTCAAAGCGCACTTGTTTTTCCGACACCATGTTATACACATCGCCTGCCGATATATTCTGGCCTCTCTCCTTGGTGTATTTGTTGGCCAACTCTTGCACAAGGGGTATACCTGCCTCCGTAAATTGTCGCAACTCAGGGCCTTTCAAGAACTTTGCAGTAAACACCTGGCCGTAGGCAAGGATTACACGGCCCATGTCCACACCGATACCTGCCGACAAGTCTGCCAGCCGCTTTGTCGTGTCGTATATGTCTTTATACTCAAAACCGAATGAAGCCAACTGCTTCGTGAAATTCGTCAGCTCACCAAAGGTGAATGGCGATTGTACTGCAAGGTTCTGTATCTTTGAATACATCGTATCGGCCTTCAATTTACTGCCAAACAAAGCTCCGAGCGCAATTTTCTGCTTTTCAAATTCACCACCTATCTGTATCAGATTGTCCAGAAACTGCTTTGCGCCATATATTGAGAATATGTTCTGCAACTGGTCACGGAGCCAGCCGCCTCTGCTGCCAACATTCTGCATCTCGCTTACAATGTTGCGCAGGTCTCTCGCATATCCGCCAGCATTCAGCTTGCTCAATTTTATGTTCGATGCCACCTTGTCTATCTGACGCATCTTGGCATTCAGCGCATCTACCGCACTGTTCAACTTGCTGAGTGTCGCAGGGTCGGCCTTTGTGCCATTTATCGCATTCGACCTTATCTCGTGCCTGTATCTTTGCACGTCTGCTATCAGCGGCTTTAGCGTGTTGTAAGCATTATCTCTTGCCGCACTGCCAATCGGAAAACTGCGGTTCACATTGCGTATGTAGCCAATAGCACTCGACAATGGCTCTGAACTCTTTTGCAATGGCACACGCAACGCGGCTCTGTTAGCCGCTGCCACACGCGCTTGCTTGGCATTTTCCGCATTCAACGCCTTCAACTGCGTGGTGGCCGACGCAGCTGCCTTGTTTATTTGATTGTAAAGCAGTGGCGCACGCGTCTCCTTGTTCTCAACCCTTTTGGCATTTTCCAAGGTCTGAACGTATCGATTAAGTGCCGACTGCGCATTCTTCAACTCTGGCGACAGCTGACCACCCTTTGATGTGTACGCGCTTATCTTGCCCAAGGTTTCTCTCGCCTTGGCCAGTGCGTCTGCATTCTTAAAGGCATTCTTAATATCCGATTCTCTGCTCGCACGTTGTACAGCCCTTTCCTTTTCCAAAGCATTATAGCGTGCAGAACCTTTCTCTGGCAAATTCCTTACCGTCATCACACGGTATGGATTTTTCAGCATTTGTCTGATTCCTTCTACATAACGTTGCTGACCGCTTTCGCTTTTCAAGGAATCTTTCATGCTGTTTATCGCGGCAATACGTCTGTCAAGCATTGCTTGCATATTGGCACGCTTGCGGCCCTTCATGCTATTCACATAGCGTTGCATCTCCGCTATTTCTTTAGCCTCTTTGCTAAATGCAGCTAAATTTCTTCCTTCTTGCGGAGTTGAATAAAACCCTCTATAAAGAGATTTAAGGTCTGGAATCCACCCACTTTTGGTTACTACTTTCTCCTTCCACCCTCCCGACAAATAGCCAGCGTTTGCACTGCTTTTCGCACTCGGTCTTGCGCCCTGTCTTGCAGGCTGCGCAGCTGGCTCGCTGCGCTGGCTTTTCTTGCCCGTGTCTTGCGTTGTCTTAACCTTAATAGTCTCTCCTACTGCCGACTGCACAGCCTTCTTAATGCCCGACGTGTCTACGGCCACCTTCGCCACATACGCCCCCTTGTTTATGGCTGATTGTATGTCGGCAGCCAATGACGAAACGTTGGCTTTTACTGCTGCGGTAAATTTATTCTTGCTAATAGCACTGTTTATATCGGCAACAATAGCTTTCGTGTCGGCCTTCACTGTCAACTTTAGCTCCGTTCCTTTCTTCGACGAAACAGCACTTAGTGCAGAGTTCAAGCCATTAACATCTATCTTGGGGGATATGGCTACATTCAGCTTCCGTATCTTGTCCTCAATAGATTTTATTCCTGCTGAAGTGCTATCCTTTATCTGTACTTCATAAAAAAGATTTCCGAGATTTGCCATTATTTATATTCGTTTAAGTCTAAATTTACCTTGTTGCCTTTCTTTCCATACTTGTTCTTCCAACGCCTCATGGCATCGTTTACTTCGCCAGCTCGAGGCTTCTTCGCACCATCTTTCTTGTCTTTCTTGGTGTTGTATATTATTATCGGGCAGTCCGAAGTGAGCAATTCTATCTGGGCGAGTGTCATGCCATAGTAGTAGTTCCACATCGGCACGTTTATAAGTCCCCAAAAGAAACTCTTGCTCGCCACCAAGTCGGGGTGCTTCTCGCCTAAAGACCACGCTGCACCTGGTTCTGTTCGCGAAGGATACGTTCGGTCTCCTTCCTCGTCATCGCCATCATCGTGTCCTTTATCCCTATCATCAATGTGGTAAGCAGAAAGTAATTCTCTGCACCCAGTTTTTTTTTACACATCATCATCAAGGGCGAATACTCTTCTTCTGTGTACTGCTTCACATAGTAGAACCATCGCCACACAAGCCAATACCACAACTTGATTGACCAATAACCGTTGAGAACTATTATCGCTGCGCACTTGGCACTCACCTTCGACTCACTACTCTCGTTCAGTAGTATGTCTGTCATGAGGTCTCTCACGCAACCTCTTATCCAGCGCAACTTTATTTTCTTCTTTCTTAAATACACCACATCAGCCTTGTCGTGCATCACTGCTTTTTGCAGTGACTGCATCTCTTCGTCGGGCTGCTCTAATATCTTTTTCTTAGCCATATTGTCAAATAAAAAATTAGCCCAAACAGGGAGACTTGCGCCGCCCCATTCGGGCTAAGATTTACAACTTAGTTTGTCGCGTTTTAGTGCCTTCCGTTTCTTTCTTTTCGTCAGACGTTCCTTCAACTACTTTTTTTTTAACAACAGAATTTCGTAACCCTCCGAACTTGGACGAGGTGTCACAACCACCTTGAAGTAAGCAGGGTTGTCACCATCTGAAGCGTTAAAACTTGACACAATGTGAGCATAGGGCAACACAATGATAGTCGACTTGTCCTCTGACTTGAATATGAGAGAACCAAGCACAACTTTCGGGTCGAGGTCGTATGCGTCACCCTCATAAACAACCGTTGCATCTTCGGTCTTTTCGGAGAGTACACCGGCTCCAGATTCTATTGCAGTTGAGTTTTGCTTGTTCAGAAGCAGGTCGTTTACTGCGCCATCAATACTTGCCACATTAAACGAAATGTCTGAGTCACCTCTCTTTGTCTTCTGCGACCAAATCTTACCGTTAATGAGCTTGATTTGGGTCACGTCAGGTTCGCCAGTGTTGAATCCTACGCTATCCTCAATAATTGGCAACTCAAGGTCTACCGTAAGCGCGGTTTTTAGGTCTGCAGCTTTCAACTCGCCAGCCTTGAAGAAAACTTGATTTACGCTCGAGAATATCGTACCAAGATTGTCAATATTCTTTGTTACTGTTAAAGCCATAATGTTTATTATTAAAAGTTTATACTCTGATTCTTTTCCAAACAATCTTGTTAAGCATCGAGGGGGTCTTGTTGTACGCATTGGTTAACACGCTCGCATCACCACCTTCCAAAAACATGTAATACTCCACACCAATAGTCATTACCATCGACAAGCCTTTGCTGATGGCCTTGAACGACTTCAAAAAGGCCAGGGCTGTCTTGGTCGCATATTCATTTGTCGCGTCCACCTTGCCTTTCACCGCACGCGGACGGCCCTCAAAAGGACGCTTCAAATACACACGCTTGCCTAAACGTATCTTCTTGCCTAAAGCCTTGCGCCCTGCCACCATCTCGCCATTGGCATACTCTTGCAGCACGCCGTTGTTGTAAATGCCTATCGTAAACGAGGTTTGAGCATTACCTGTGAAACCTGTCCATTCCTTCCGCTCAATAGCATACGAAATCAATAATATGCCGCAATTATAAAGGCATCTTATCATCGACTGAAAGAGCTTGTCATGCGCACGCTTCATTCCGTCTCTGAACACTGACAGATTATCTGATTGGCAACTCATGCTTCTTCTAATTCTTCGGAAGACAGAAGTACACAGTAGTACCCATGTTCGTAGGGTATGAGTCAGTGGCTATCGCACCGCAAATAGTGCCAACAAGGTCTTCCACGTCAATCAACACACCTGTCGAAATACCTCTTATCTGCCCTGGTATCGAAAGCGCATAGTCTGCACGCTGCACACCATCGTTCCCTGTAAAGGTTCTGATTGATGTGTTGCCGTATTTCCTGCAAGGGCCTTCGTATATTATCTCTTGCTCGCCCTTGCTGAAATTCGACACGCCGCGCATTCTGTACACCTTGCAGGTGTGAGGCCATCTCGGATTTTCTACTGCCATAATCTGTCTGTTGTGTTTATCACCATGTGAGCTTGTACAACCCACAGCGTAAAGCCGTTTCCATCATCTCCCTTAAACAAAAGCCTCGGACTCGTTATCGAATATCTTTCTTCTACTATCGGGAATAGGCCCAAAATGTTGTCCAGCATCTCTTGCAACTCGTCTGTCGCCGATATGCCGCCCTCTCTGTTCCTTACAATCAGGTCAAACCTTACTTCTGTGTTCTGATAAGCCCCCTGGTTCTGTATTTCCACAGGAAGGCTTACAACTGATATACTGTCTTTCTGCTCGCCTATACCGATAGGGCGATGCTCTGCGTAGGTGCAAGCTCCAACTTTCGCGTCGCTCAATTTTACGCACAACATTTCTAATATATCCTTTATGTAATACCTTACCTGCTTCATACATTTCTTATTCTCTATCTGCGTGCAATGCCCCAACTCTTGACCACCACCTTGCTCGATGTCGTGTTCTCGCCATACAACTTGTATATGTCATTGGCCATCTGGCGGAGATTACGCTTGTCAAAAGCCGAACTCTGAGTGCCGCCTTCCTTGTGCTTCCACACACCGTCTGCGTCCTCAACTGAACCTTGCACACTCGGAGTCGAAGCACACCACATGTACAGGTCTGCCCGACACAAATCCTTTGTGCGCTTGTCAAGCGTCGAAACATCTGTTTCGGGTGCTACTTCGCGGTCTATCAATATGCTCGTTATGGCATTATCCTTAACCTCAAAGCCTACCACACCATGTAAGTATTCTTCTATCGTCGTCATAACTATGCTGTCACTGTGTAAATTTGCATATAGCGCGGCATCTGCGGCACAAGCAAAATCGATGTCTCGCTCTGCACGTACATTGTCTTTGTCGCAGAGTTGTATCTCTGGGTGAGCAATGTGCGGTTGCCGTCAAACCATGCCACGCGCTCGGCAGGGTCGTCCATTGTCAACTGCTGTACCGACTTGATTGTACCAATCTGTCCGTCGGGGACGAACGACACATTGCAGGGGGCAAAGTTCTCAATCGACACGGGCTTCAACGACTTGCTGTCTGCGTCATACTTGTCAACGGCAGCCACACTGTCACGGGTCACAATCTTGCAGCCAATGATGCGCTCAATCTGCGACTTCAGCACGTCATCTGTCAGGTTCTTTGCAGCTACAATGGCACTCTCGTCTGTCACCATGGGGTTCAAGGCCAAACCAATGCGCTTCAAAACCTTTGAGTGTGTCAGCAAGTCGTCGAACAAGTCTTGCGACATCTCAAAGTGACCTGCTGGATAACCATTCTTGCGCATCATCTTGACCTTGTTCTTCAAATACTGCAATGGGTCTGACGCAGCACCCTCATTTGCCTGCACATGCTCGCTCTTTGTCCACCAACGCTCGGTGGTCTTCAGTTCGTCCATGTTCTCGGCTGGAATGCCAAAGTCAAAGGTCAAACCTGTCAAACCTTGGGGGTTGTTCTCTGCGTCAATGGTGAACTTGCCAGTCGAGCAAATGCGCATACGCTGGTGGGTGCGCGCATTCACATTGGCTTGGAGCAACTGGTCTGTACTCTCAAACATCAAGTTCAGAATGGCGTCGCGCGACTCGCCTGTCAAAGCGGCTTGGCCAAATTTCTTCACAGCAAGCATGCGCTCACGCAATATCTTGCGGTTCATCGCATAACGCGCTTTCTGAGTCGGAATTTTATTTGACCCAATAACGAAACCGCCAAGACTGCGGTCATAAGCATCACTCTCCGAGTCTACATAGGTAGGCAGCGTGGTAATGCCCAAATTAACTTCAAGCTGCTCGTAGGTGTAGTCCAACTGCACCTCGGGGTCCCATGCAAAGCCGTCGGTCTGCTCCTTGTTGTACTTGGTCTTGAACCTGTCAACAAACTGCTGAAAAGTCACGTCGCCAAGGCCAAAGGCAAGCAACTCGTAATAATTACCTGGTCTTGTATTCATAAGATTATCCTGTTTTTGTTATTTTTCTTTGATAGCATGTATCTCGGTAAGTACGGCCCACACCTCCGAAGGAACTTCTTCGGCAAGGCGGTCTGCATAAATCTTGCCGCCATATACAACGGTGGCAGTTGCATAGGTCGTACCCTTTTCTACCCAAATGTCGTTTTCAAGCAAACCATTGATGGTCTTTGGCTCTACCGTGCCACCTGTGTTTGTGGCAGTCTTTACATCTGTCGCCTTTACAATCTTTGCCTGATGCTTCGCATGGTCAAACACAACCATCGAACCTGCTGGAATAACGTCATTCTCATCAAAATCCGACAGGTTGGTCACGCTACCACCACCAGGCCATTTGCCTGTCACTTCGTACCATACATTCTTGCCGCTACCAAACTCTTTCTTGGACGAACCGAAAGTATTAAAGCTACTCATAGTGTTAAATAATATTAAGTTACTACTCTGCTTTCGGGAATTTTCCCTCTGCTGCTTTTCTGTCAAAGAATGCGTCAAGGGCCTTGCTGCCTGTGTCGTTGCCATCAGTGCCATTGCCTGAATTGCCGCGCGGCGTAGCTCCGTCACCAAAGCATGACTTGTAATTCGCATCATAAGCCTTTAGGCTTTCTTCAACAGCATCTTCTACGGACTTCGCTGTGTCAAATTCTTTCTGACCAATGGTCTGTTTCAAGATGTATTCGTTCTCTGCACCTTTTGAACGCATCTCGGACATAAGCCTTGCCTTGTAATCTTTCTGGCCTTGCTTCTTGTCTGCCTCGTCAAGCCTTGCTTTCAACGCAGCATTGTCTTCGCGGATTTGCTTCATAAGCTCCAATATTTCATTGGTTTCATCTTCACCGCCGTCATTATCATCTTTCTTTAGGTTGTTACCCTCTTTCCATTTCTCAATGCCGCTTGATATTTCATGGCTTAACTGCCCCTCCATCGTTTTCAATATCGAGGCATGGGCTTCCAAGAACGCGTCATCTACTTGTGAGTCGTCACCCACTAATTTCAACGTGTTCTCTGCATAAGCACTTAGCGTTCGCTCACTAAGGCTGGTTTTTCCAACTTTAGCAATTAGCTTTTCCAAAAGTTCTTCTTTTGTCATATCGGTCTATTTAGAACGTGTATTTTGTCTTTTGCAAATGTATAAATATCCATCGATATGCGCAATAATTTGCATAAATATTTGATACAACGTTTGATTTTGGCTATTTTTGCGCATATATTTATATATATGCAAGAGTTAGAAGATTTCAAAACTGTACAAGGCAACAATATTTACTCTTATGAGTTTATTCAACAAATGAGAGCAAAGGAGGCTGACAGCACTTCAAGCAAAAACGTATTTGCACAAGCTGGCTGCCAAGAAAAATTCCTCGCAACTCACGCCGATTTAACCATTTTTGGCGGTTCTCGCGGCGGTGGAAAAAGCTTCGCCTTGTTGATTGAAACACTGAAAGATGTCTACAACCCTTACTTTAATGCGGTTATTCTGCGTGAGGAGAAGCCCGATTTGGAAAATCTTATTGACGAGTCGAACAAAATTTTTGAGCAGTATGGGAAATATAACCGCTCTAAAGATGATATGACGTGGAATTTCCATGCTGGCGGCAAACTGCACTTTGGCATCTACTCACAGGCATTCTCCGACTTTCAGAAAAAGTACCAAGGCAAGCAGTACGCATACATAGGGATTGACGAAATTACGCACATGCCGTACAAAAAGTTCAAATACCTCATGACGGACAACCGAAACGCACACGGCATAAGGAACAGGGTATATGGCACGTGTAACCCAGACCCCGACTCATGGGTGAGAAAGTTCATAGATTGGTGGATTGGCGACGACGGATTCCCAATTCCCGAACGCGACGGGGTTATCAGATATTGCTTCATGGAGGGGAACACGCCTAACTCTATTATATGGGGCGACACACCCGACGAGGTCTATCTGCAATGTAAAAGGACCATTGACGGACTATGGAAACCTGCATACGCGAAATTGGGATTTGACAAACTGACCATGTTCATCAAGTCGGTCTGCTTCATCTATGGCAAACTCGAAGAGAACATCAAATTGCTGTCGTCTGACCCTAACTATATCGCAAACCTTGCACAACAGGACGAGGAGCAGCGTGGGCGTGACCTGAGTGGCAACTGGGACATTCGTGCTGGTGGCGACGACATTATCTCACGCACTTGCATGGAAAGGTTTTACAGCCTGCCACAAAACATCGAGGACCAGGGGCGCAAAAGGGTGTCATGCGACGTGGCTTTTACAGGTGGCGACTCGCTCGTCATGTGGCTTTGGAACGGTTGGCATATTGAAGATGTTTTCGTGTGCAGAAACGATGCAAAAATGGCGGTGGACCTCGTCAAGGCTAAACTGAAGGAATGGGGCGTAATGGAGGAGAACATGACGTATGACTTGAACGGACTCGGGCAGGTGTTCAAGGGCTTCTTCCCGAGCGCAGTGCCTTTCAACAACATGGCCGCACCACTTCCGAGATGTAGTGAGGAGAGAACTGTGATAAAGTCGCTATTCGGCAATCTTAAATCGGAGTGCGCATATATGTTTGCGGCAAAACTGAAAGCGGACGAACTCTCTATCAACCCCAACTTGCTTGACAGAAAATATAATGGCGACGGATTTGAGAAAATGCCACTGAAACAAATCTTGTTGAGGGAAAGAAAGGCCATCAGACAAGATGCCGACTCTTCTGACAGAAGCTTCACACTGATAAATAAAAAGCGAATGAAAACGTATGTGGGACATTCTCCCGACTACATTGAAGCTATGTTTATGGTAATGATATTTGAACTTGTTAAACGTAAGATACGCAAAAACCTATGGATTCTATAAAGCAACTACTCGTAAAGAAGCCTTTTGTCAGAATTAAGGCAGAGTCGCCAACACAATCAGTATTGTCAGCTCCAAGCACCGACCTCTCGCCAAGGGCGGTCAATGACGGACGGAACTTGTTTGACATCTACACACAAGACGACTTCCTGCGCGAATACTACCCGACTGGACATAAAATATACAACAGGCATTATTACCCCGACAGAGTAAGGAAAGACCCCGAAACGGGGAAGGTCTATATCGAGTATGTCATCAGATGTGCTTTCTCTTTCCAGCAGGTCATTGCTCTTAAACACACCATTACGCTTTGTGGCAATGACATTCAGTTCTCGCTCTCAACAGACAATCCGTCCGAAACAGACAATGCAAACTTCTACGAATTTCAAAGAGGGTGGGAAACGCACGACATGGAAATTGCATGGTATGAGGCTGCACGCTCTGCAAAAATTACGGGTGACACAGCTTTTGTGGGCTACATGCACAAAGGGGCTTTCCGATGGAAGGTTCTCTCTTATCTTAATGGCGACACACTCTTCCCTCACTACGACAACGTCACTGGAGAACTGGACTTGTTCGTGCGCAGATACAATGACGAGGACGAGGAGGGAAATGTCATGGTGCATTGGGCCGAAGTGTGGGACGATACATATATTTACCGATTCAAGGAAAACTATTCTGGCGTAGCTGGCACAATCAACAAAATCAAGAATAAATTCGGACTTGACGGATATTCCCTTGTATCTAAAGAGCCGCACAACTTCCCATTCATTCCTGTGGCTTATTTCAGAGCAAGTGGCCCATGCTGGCAATTCTCACAAGACACCATCGACCAGTACGAACTCTCGTTCTCTTATATGTCGCAGAACAACCTCGCTTTCGCATTCCCTATCATGTACATGAAGGGTGATGAAATTGAGATTAGCGGCGAACCAATGACTGATTCTGTCAAGGTCATCACAATGGACGCCAATTCTGAGGCTGGCTTCCTAAATCCGCCCGATGGTTCAGAGTTCTTCAAGATGCAACTTACCAAGTTGTACGACATGATTCTGGAACAAAGCTCCATACCCAAAATACCAGAGCCAAAATCGGGTGACTTGCCAGGAGTCGCAGTAAAGTTACTTTTCTCGCAGTCTATCGAACGCGCAATGGAGGACGCACAGCTTTACAAACCTTTCTTGAATGGCATCGTGAAAATCTTCAAGCATGGCTATGGAGTGGAATGTGAGAGAATTTCCGCTTTCACCAAAATGAATGTGTCGTTTTACATCGAGCCTTACGTACACATGAACAACTCCGAGCTTGTAAACAATCTTGCAACTGCCGTACAAAACGGGTTCTTGTCAAAGGAAACTGCCTCCGAAAAGATACGAATGTATTCTACGGCACAAGAATACGACAGAATTATAAGGGAGTTCAAGCAAGAGCAGCAACAGGACATCTTGGCCAATATGCAACAACCCATAAAAGAAACCGCATAGCGCAATGCAAGAACCGTACACCAAAGAGGAACTGAAACGCGCATACGACTTCATCGAAGAACGTCTGATGCTCCAACGTGGCATTTCCTCTAAAGTCAAGGAACTAATGTACTTGGCCGCACTCTCAATAGCGAAAATTGCGGCCAAGTACAACATAAGCCCACAATCCTTCAAATTCACCCTCAATAGCACTCTAAACAAAGAGGTTGACAAAGTCATCTCCCAATTAGTGGAAAAGATTGTTGATGCCACATGCGCAATAGCAACTTATGGCACAAACGAGAAAGAGAGAAATAGAACACTTCTATATGTAAAACAGAACACTTTCGGAAGCAACATAGAACAGAGGGTGCGAGCATACGCAAAACAATACAAAACTGAGATTGAAATAGCCTTGGCAGCGTCACTGTTCTTGGGCAAGAAACCGCAAGAAACCGCAAACATCATAAAGTCCAACATCACCGCGTTGCAAGGTTCTGCCCTGTTTGCAACAGCGCGCAAGGAAAACTTCAAAGCATTAAGCGACTACGACACACCAGTCAAGACAGGCTTTTACAAGTCGTCATACAACAACATAGACAGAGCGGTCACAGACATAATCGCCCGAAGCAGACAACAGTTATTTTACGAAAGGGAGAAAGCAGCCATGTGGTATGTAATGCGAGGCAGTTCATATCCATGCGACCTGTGCGACAGCCAAGTCGGGTTACACAGTTCAGCATCAGACCTACCCCCATACCACCCCCATTGCGTTTGCATGGCAATCCCGATAAAAACAAAAACGATATGAACAAATCAGAAATTTTCAGAAATCTTGCACGCAGTCAAGGATTGTGTGACCAGTGGTATTCAGAGTGGGGCAGAAACCTCACAGACGAAGAACTTATAGAAAAGGCATTAGCTGGAATGCACTTCTTGTACCACCACAACTATCCCGATGCCGACATGATAAGGGGTTTGTTTGACAGAGATTTTCTCAACGAGCACAACTTCTACATCGACCAGGAAGTACATCTCCTAAATCCCGCATTTGGTCGCAAGACCATGCGTATGTTATTAGCAGGAAGTTGCACGGGAGAAATCATCTTCACCGACTACGCAGTTGGAGATGTCTTTTTATTGCACGACAGCGATGTAACCATTGTATGTCAAGGTCACAGCAGAGTATTTGTCAACCTCTGTGGCAATGCCCATGCAAAGATTATTCAGGAGGACGCGTCAACGGTATACGTTTATCACAAGGACAACGCCACCTTCGACTACACGGGAGAAGTCAAGATACGCGAATAGCGGTTCATTCCGTGTATCTCAAAAATCGCACGCATTTTCAAAAATGCGTGCGATTTTGCGTGCTATTCGTTGTGCTTTCTTGTGATATATTTCACAATCAAAAATCACAAACGCTTGATAATCAGCACTCTATTGTGTTATATCTGCACAACTAAAAACATACATCGAGTCCTAGCTGGTCCACATTGAAAATGAAGCAGTTACGAACGTCGTAACTGCTTTTTCTTTTGTCGGTGACCTTTAGGTGACCCTTTTGAGCCAAAACTTATCTTTCGTGACCTTTTGAAATTTCATGGAATACAGGGTGATTATGTAACGTTTCAATTAACAAGCAAAATGAATACCGTTTACACCTTTTTCCGTAAAGGGAGCCGTGACATTCGGCACCATAACAAGGATAGCCTCCACAAACTAAAGTCCCACCTTATTCATCATGGTCCTCAGCATCCACATGAACAACCGGCTCATTCTCTCAAATTCATACCTTGTTCTGTTTCCGGTCTTAACATAAGACCATCCGGAGGCTTAACTTATGACTAAGTCAGGGCCTAAGAGATGCCAAAACAAAAAGTAACCGAGTAGTACGAACATCCAACATGCAGCCTAAACGGTATCTGTGACATGAATCTTGTGTAATATTGTTAAAAATTAAGTCATAATGCATGATTTGTAAAGAATATGGCGATATTTTCAATGGGTTTTATATCTTTGCATCAAACATTAAGAAATTTGCATGGAAAATCTGAATAGGATTAAAGGAGCATTGGCTGATGCAGGCAAAACAGGTGTTTGGCTTGCCGGCCAATTAGGTAAGGACCCCGTAACGGTTTCCAAATGGTGCACAAACACCACGCAACCCGATTTGCAGACGCTGGCAAAGATTTCGGAACTGCTAAAGGTTAACATACGAGAATTATTAATAAATCAAAACTTCTAAATAAACATAAGATGACAACAAAAGATGAACTTACAAAAATAATAAAAGATTATTATAACGAGCAAGTAAGATTAGGAAAAGGGAAATCATTAGATGAATGCAATTCACCTTGTATTCCTATTGCGAGTATTCCTTTACACTTAAGGGAACACAAAATTAATTGGAAGACAGATTTCGAATACGATAAACTCCCAGACTTACGGCAATCACTAAAAGGAATAGGAGTACTAAGAAAAAAGCCTTGTTATATTTATGTAGATTCAACTAAGACAACCCAAGAGAAGTATATGGCTTGTGAATATACTCCACAGAATGATATTGGAAATGAGTCTAAATCTCCAATATACTACCCTAAAGATTATGAGATAAGGAATGCATATAGAAAATTATCAACTAAGCCAGAAGAATGGATTTCTATCAAGAACATGATGAATGAGGTGAATTGGGAAGGAACTCCGACACAATTTACTCGGAAGTATAAGTATAGTGTCCTTCAATTTAATCCTATAGGTACTCTTGTCAGAGTACATAACATCTCTAGATACGAAATAATTGATGATATTTACTTTCAAGAGAAAAATAACTATCTATCGAACGTAGAAAAATTACGCAAAATGGCGTTAGATGAAAATTGGGATGACAAAGAAAAGAGAAATAAACTTTTGGACAATTACCTGTGTTACACATACGCTCATGTGAAAGATGAAAACAAAATTGCTCTTTCAGATGATGAACTACATGCTTGTTGGAACACTGGACTCGTGGATTATCGGTATGAGCCTATATATTGTTATTTAACACGAAAAGACATTAATAATCGCTGGATATTTAAGGCTTTTTGTATAAAAGGCGAGGACTTTGGAAAAGAAATGGGGCGCAATATCTCAATTATGCCAGAGAGGGCTGTGTATTTTAATGAGAATAATTTGCTTTGCCAACCTACAGAAGAAAATTTATCCGTAGATAGAGATCATATTATTAGAGAACACCCATCTAGGTTGCCATCTGAATGGTTAAAACAAGCGTTGCACGAAGAGTCCGCTTGGTTGGAGAACGAAACTCCAACAGATTATGACAAAAGAATAAGTGATCTGTTACCAAAAGAATCTTCTTCTAACTTATTGCTACAAACACTGCTGAAACAGACAATTGAAGAATCAATCAAAAGATGTCAATGGAACTATAAAACAGCCATTCCTTATTATGATCCATGTTCAAAAAAGATAGGTTGGTTTTTGCCTTTATGTACAAGGGTATCTAAAAACATTGATGGTACAGATACAATCCGTCTCGTACCATTTGCAGCATTAGTAGTTTCTAAGGGGAAAAGCGGTAGTTTCCAAGGGGAAACAATATATAGACTCAGTTGGGCTTATCGATGTGCTCGCTTAGTCTGTAGACCTGATAGTGATTGGTTGACACCTTTATTCTCGACAGATGACAAAATTGATATGGAAGAATGATTCTATAAAT